GAGTATAAGACTCCTCAGCCATAGCAGTGGTTAAACCATTAGTACAAAACTGACGGTTAATATAAGGAAGGACTTGGAAACCATCTTTAGGAGAGTTCTTAAAGGTAACTCCTCCAGTAAATACCTCGTTAGATAAACCCTGTACTGCAAAGTTTGCATTTGGGTTAAAAGCATTAATGGTTACTATACCAGTTCCTGGATCTACTGACCAGTTAGTTACGTCCATTCCGTGGTTATCGATGATATTCTCAGCAACTCCCATGAATTGTTGATTGGATATACCAAATTGATCTTTCTTAGTGATAGCCACTACCGATTTACTAATAGGGTTAAGTACAAGGGTTACTTCAGAAAGTTTACCACTATTAGATGCCATTGCATTTTTCATAGTGTTAATAAACTGAGACTTGGCCTCTTTAGTAAAAAGGGTTTCGAATTTGGTTGCAAATTGATTTGACATTCCTAATAGACCTAGTAGGTTTTTGAATGCGTTTGGAGTCAAATTGATTTTTTGACCATTATATTCGATAGATTCTCCATCGATTAAATTGATATCGCGGAAAGGTACTACCTTACGAAGGTTTTGAGCCTCCAATGTAGCTACTTTACGTTGTTCGATTAATGAGTTAGAAAGAGTTGCAATTGCCATAGTTATAAGATTTTAGATTTATATATTAAAAGTTGGGTTTGTTTCAGTATTATTTGTTAATTTTTTCGAATGAGCAGATGAGTAATCCAACACCTATCATAGTGGTGCACATAGCAGTTGAAAATTCATTAAGGGTACCAGCAAACGGTACGAATTTTTGAGCGGTTCCAGTTAATAAGAGATACGTAACCCCGAACGCGATTAGGGAACCTAGGGCTGGAAGGATGTTGATAGTGATTTTCATAGTTCTTTGTTTTAATTAGATATGTAAATATAATCAATAGTTTCAAAAGGGGAAACTTTTAAGTGTTAAAGTTTTGTTAAAGTTTCCTAGTGGCGGCCTATATCTTTTTATAAAGCAGGTCGGAGTCTACTCTTCCTCCCCTGGTTTAAAGGACCGCCCATGTCGAATCTTTCGATTCTTTTCCCGTGGGAGCGTTATGTCATATTGTTATTTTTCATATGTAAATATAATCAATTTAAACGATATCCGAAACAGCGGCTCAAAATACTTATGAACAAAAAATTGTTAATAACTTTTTGCAAAAACAGTTTCCGGATTCATAGAAATTGATTATATTTACATATCTAATAATAACAAAAACACACCATTATGACAAATTTAGTAAACATTGCCGGAATCAACACAGTAAACTACTTAAAAGACTTTCAAAAAGGGAAATTCAGATTCATCACCAAGTGTAGAGCCGGGTTCATGACGATCAACGATGCCAGAGAATGGGATAACACATACTTTATGGAACATCCAGAATCAATTATCACAGGGTATAAGAAAGGTGCCTTACAGACGGTTGAATTCTGTCTAGATGGTTTTGATACATGGTTAACCATCTTCGCCCGTAAAGGGAACAAAATCGTAATAATCGACGAAACCATCCTAGGTCACCTAACAGTAGGTACTATCAACCAAATATACTCAAATACAAACCTATATAATATGGCACAATATACTGCAGTAGGAGCCAAGACTTGGGCTGATAGAGCATATGTTCCTTACCAAGTTCCAGTAGTTGCTTAATATATAAGGTATAACTAAAACCTTACCCATGGATATCGAATCAAGGATTGCTCAACTTAACAAGGAGATATTAGAAACCAAACTGGAGGACCCTAATAACTTCCAAAAAATCAGAAAGCTCCAAATGGAACTGGACAAACTATATGCAGATAGGTATAACACAGATTAGTATGGCGGACAGGGTCAATGCTGCTAAAACATCTCCGAATGCAACCGATACCTCAGCAGTACCAAGTGATATTAACCCTTCCCCAGGCGACAGTTCGATATCTCCTCCAGATGTAGGAGGGATTAATAGGGCAGGAGCCGATATAAATGGACAGGCCCAACAGGGTAATAAGGCAACCACCGATAGTGCCCGTAAGACACAATCTGGAGAGTCATCCAAGATTCAATATGATACTCAAACAGTATCAGCAGAGGACCAGGCCCCAACAGCACCTACAGAAAAGGAATTAGCAAACACCCAACCACCAAAATCTAAAGGGTTTAAAGAATCACTAATAGATTCTCAAATGTCCAGTATGATAGGTGATAAAACAGGAGGGGATCATCCAGCACCAGATAGGGATTATGGGCATAATACACCCGAACCCGATATACAAAAACAACCCGAGGCACAACCTATCAGAAGGGATAAAATGTACCCCTATAATAATAGTAATAATAAGGTAAAGGAACCAGCCCCTTTTCCTATTTCCAGTTTCGATAAAAAAGATACTACAGGACCTTATAAGGCACCTGATCAGGACTTTGGTCCAGCATATAAACCAAAAGTGCTCAATAGTCCCAAGGTCACTAGCCCTAACGTAAAGTTCAACTCTCCCAGATTCAACTCTCCCAAGTTTAAATAGCCGGGATCAATGCTCCGGGAACAATCTCCAGGATCAATGCCCGGCAAGTTGTCCGGATCAATGTCCAGGATCAATGCCCTAGAACAATGCCCGGCTCAATGCCCGGCTCAATGCATATCAACAATATTCAATGCCCGGCTCAATGCATATCAACAATATTCAATGTATTTCAATGCATATCAACAATATTCAATGTATTTCAATGTATTTCAATGCATATCAACAATATTCAATGTATTTCAATAATATTCAATAAGTGCAATATGCTTACAGGTGTAATATGCACTATAGGCAATATATTGTCCAACCTGTAGTACACCAATCAACTGTTGGCACAGGCAACGCAGGTCAATGTATTTCAATGCAGGTTGTTACCTGCACAGTATATACATTAATATGACCTATAGAACAGGTAGTACCTGTAGTACCTGAGGGCCCTGCACTACAGGAGGACCCTACAGTGTCCCTAAGGCCCAGGGTCTTCAGGGCCCTAGAGCACCAGAAGCCGTAGCAGCTCTCAATTGCCGGAAAAAGGCTGGGGCAGGTCTAGAATTTTTCAAAGGGCTCTAGGGGAGGGGTACATGACTCTCTAGGACTCTAGAGACTTCCTAACTAATATAGACCTTTGATAAATGTGTTTCATAGAAGTGCACTAGTTATCCCCGTCCGGGAATAGTGCCATCCGAGCATTGACCGACCCTCCAGTACCCAATGGTCCTCGAATGGCTCTCCAATGGTCCTACCGCCACCCCCAAAGTCTCAATGTTGCCCCTACCCAAAATATTACCCGGAGCGGGAGGTGACCAAAAGACCAATCACGACCGATAGAATGGTTACCACCGTTACAAAAATCAGATAGAACCTATAATAAACCAATAAGACCGTTACCAATGGGGGATGGTTGGCTCAGATTGACCTGAGGGTACTGTGTCAGGCACGAAGTGTACTGTGAATTACTTAGAGTATCTTGAAACAAATGGGTCCTATGAGGGTATAAGAGATGTTCGGGTCTCAAAGGTGAAAGGAGGAGGGACTCACCAAACTCTCATCCATCTGAGGTACCTAAAGTCTCCAAGTCAAAAAATCCCAGTAGAAAAAAATAAATTGACCTCTATCTCATAGTCCCAAAGGGGCGGGGTGGGGGCGCGCTGTAGGGATTTAAAAACTGATAGAACTATTCTATCTAATAGTATACGATATTAGTAAAACCCCTATAGGTATACCGTCGTTATTATATAAAGAACCTACAGGAGGGACACACAAACTCTGATACTTTTAAAAAGGCGGTCAGTGTCACGTGACGGATGGAGGTCTAATGGGTACTGTGTCAGGCACGAAGTGTATTTGGAGGGGCCGCCCAATGGTCCTCAATGGTATTTAGAGTACCTCAACGGGTCAATCGTTCTGGTGGATTTTATGGTTTTTTTGATGATTGAAACCCAAATTTTCCCACGCAATACGAGGGTGGACCGGGTCAGAATTACAGAAATAAAAATTTTCATCGGACTCAAAGGTTCTTCAAGTCTACCCTGAAACAAACTGGAAGTTCTCAGTATAAATCTAAAATAAATATACTATGTGGAAAACTAAAGAGACCGAAGTTAAAGGCCGTAAGGTCGTATCGATGATTTGTCAGAATTCAGAACCAGAAGCGAGTAAATGGGCAGAATACGGGCCTGAAGATGGCCCATGCGAGAACTGGACTATTGTAAGCCCTGAAGCTACTGCATCTCTATGTCCTGAATGTGTTCAACGTTCCGTTAATAATATCCGTACCCATTCATAATAGGGATCCGCGCATATTATAATACTATCATAATAAATTAATCTACACAATATGACCAAGAAAACAAATACTCCATTCATTGACCAATTTGGAGAGGACTTAACTAAATTAGCGGCGGATGGGAAACTTGACCCTATAATCGGACGGGAGAAAGAAGTCTATAGAATATGTCAAATCCTATCTCGTAGAAAGAAAAACAATCCAATTATTTTAGGGGATCCTGGTGTGGGTAAAACTGCCCTGGTTGAAGCAATTGCCCAGCGAATTGTTGAAAAGAAAGTTGCAATGACTCTTCTTAATAAACGTATAATCGCGCTTAATATAGCCAATGTGGTTGCAGGTACAAAATACCGTGGAGAATTCGAGGAACGAATGAAAAACATCGTTGATGAACTTAAAGAAAACCCAGATGTTATTGTCTTTATTGATGAGATTCACACGATTGTAGGTGCTGGTGGTGTAAGTGGTTCATTAGACGCTAGTAATATCCTTAAACCTGCATTGGCAAGAGGACAAGTACAATGTATTGGTGCTACAACAATCGATGAATATCGTGAAAATATTGAAACTGATGGGGCTCTTACCCGAAGATTCCAAGAAATCTTTATAGACCCACCATCCCTTGAAGATGCTATTGAAATATTAGATAGAATCAAACCAAACTACGAAGACTTCCATTCGGTATCATATACTGCCGAGGCTATTAAAGCATGCGTAATGCTATCTGACCGATATATTACTCAAAGAGAATTACCGGACAAAGCAATTGATGTTATGGATGAGGCTGGAGCAAAGGTGCATTTAAAAGAGGTAAAAATCCCAGAAATTATTAAAGAACTTGAAATTGAAGCTGATAAATTAAAATCCCAAAAATTAAAAGCAGCAGATTCTACGGACTATGAAAAAGCCGGAAAATTAAGAGACCTTGAAATAAGTAAACGAGAAGATATAACAAAAAGAACCAAGGAATGGGAGGAGACTCTCCGGTTAAATCGGAAGGCAGTAACTTATGAAGATATTGCTGAAGTAATTTCAGAATCTACCGGGATTCCAGTAACAAGAATGACCGATGACGAGAGCAGAATTGTTATTGATATGGAAAATGAATTAAAATCTATGATTATTGGGCAAGATACTGCAGTTGAAGGTCTATGTAGAGTTATTAAAAGAAGCCGAACTGGTGTAAGTTCATCTAAAAAACCTATCGGTTCATTTATGTTTATCGGACCTACTGGAGTTGGTAAAACAGAAACTGTTAAAGCCCTTTCTGAATACTATTTTGGAAGCGAAGATTCCTTAATTAGAATCGATATGTCAGAATACCAAGAGAAATTTAATGTAAGTAGACTTATTGGTTCTCCTCCAGGATATGAAGGACATGAAGATGGCGGACAGTTAACAGAGCAAGTCCGACGCAAACCATATTCTGTAGTCCTATTTGATGAGGTTGAAAAGGCGCATCCAGATATTTTTAATGTCTTATTGCAGGTTCTGGATGAGGGTCGTTTAACTGATACTCTTGGTAGAACTATTGACTTTACAAATACTATCATTATTATGACAAGTAATGTTGGAGCAAAAAGAGTTGCAGAATTTGGAGCTGGAATCGGATTCTCAAGTTCAAGTTCTACTACTTCCCATAAAATGGAAATGGAAACAGTTATTCGAAAAGAACTTAAAAACAAATTTGCACCAGAATTCTTAAATAGACTGGATGAAATAGTATTGTTTGATGGATTAAAACAAGAAGATGTTGCTAAAATTGCAGAAATAGAAATTCAAAAAGTAATTGAAAGAATGGCAGAGCAAGATTATGTTATTAAAATTGCAAAAACTGCAGTAGTATTTTTAGCAGAACATGGATATGATGCACAATATGGAGCCAGACCTCTTAAAAGAGCAATTCAAACATATGTTGAAGACTTATTAGCAGATGGTATATTAGCCAAAGAAATTGTTAAAGGAAATAAAGCATACACGATATCTCATAAAAAAGGAGATGAGAAACTTTCTGTAAAATAATCATATAATATAATAAAATTAGAAATATGAAAACCTTTTCACACCAATTCAAACACATAATCTCAGATATAAAAATACACGGAGAGGTCTCTAAACCAAGAGACCTTGAAGTTACCGAATTACTCTATGCTGGATATCAAATTAATCCAAAAGAACCATTTGCTAATTTTAATAGTAGAGAGTTTAATTGGAAGTATTTTGCCGGAGAATTAGCGTGGTACCTTTATAAAGATACCAATATTGATTACATTAATAAGTTTTCTGGATTTTGGAAAAACATAACAAATCCCGGAACAAACGAAATTAATTCAAATTACGGTTCTCTTCTTTTCGGAGAACAATTACAATGGGTAGTCGATTCTCTTAAAGCAGACAAGAACACTAGACAGGCAATTGCTTTCTTAAATCAGCCAAAATACCAGTTTGAAGGTAATAAAGATTTTGTATGTACTATGTACCTGAACTTTTCAATCAGGCGCAACAAGTTAGATATGAAAGTTCAAATGCGTTCTAACGATATATTTTATGGACTTACATTTGATGCTCCTTTCTTTGCATTTGTTCATCAACATGTTTATCTTTGGTTAAAGTCAACTTACCCAGAATTAGAACTTGGAGTATATCACCACTGGGCAGATAACATTCACTTTTACGAAAGACACTTTGAATTAGCCGAAAAAATTGTTAATGAGCCTCTTCATGAGAAACAATACTCAATGGAATTATTAGAACCTATTTTTAATATTGAAAACAGCGTAATGCAATTAACTAAATGCGGAGTTTCGATGATAAATAATATTAATTTTGCAATCGATAATGAATTGCCTAAAGATGAATATATTAACATATTATCAGAATATCTTAATATAAAAGAGCTATGATTGAGTGCATGAAACCCAAATTAAATATTCCAGAATTCTATATTAATGGAAAGAATTTCGATTCAATCAAGGGCGATTTTGAATTCCATGATAGAATTGTCGATTTTATCGAGATGAATATTAAAAAAGAATGCAACGAAACCTTGCTCTGTTATTTTATATATGAAAATGGAGCTATTCAACACGCAGAACTTCCAAAGAGTTCATATAAACAATCAATATTAAAAAGCCTAGAATTTTATACCTTTCATGAAAAATATGAAAGATGCACGCAAATTAAAAAACTATTAAAGAAACTATAATGAATCACGGAAAAGAATTTGAAAGATATGCAATGCTAGACAAGGGCATAAGTTCAATGAACATGCATTACTATAAAAACCAAATTGAATCTTCAATGACACCTTATATCCTAGAAGAGAGACAATTGAGAGCTACTCAGATGGATATATTCTCAAGATTAATGATGGATAGATTATTATGGGTTGCAGGACCTGTTAATGACAATATGTCTACAATAGTTCAGGCTCAATTAATGTTTTTAGATAGTACCGATGACCGAGACATAACAATGCATATTGATAGTCCTGGAGGGTCAGTAAAATCTGGACTTTCTATGGTTGACGTTATGGAATGGATTAAATCCGATATTAAAACGGTTAACACTGGTATGGCAGCTTCTATGGGTTCAGTATTATTAGGCGCTGGAACTAAAGGCAAGAGAAGTTCACTAAGACACTCGACAACTATGCTACACCAATCTTCAGGAGGATTCAGTGGGAATATTCAAGACGCCGAAATCGACTGGGCAGAATGGCAAAAAGTAAATAAAGAACTATTTAACCTATTAGGTGCTTATTGTGATAAAAAACCCGAACAAGTAATGGCAGATGCTACTAGAGATTTATGGTTAAGCGCAGAAGAGGCTCTTAAGTATGGTATAATCGACGAGATTATTAATCCAGTTAAATCAAAATCTAGAAAATAAATGAAAATTCATTTTTACATACACGAAGGAGAACTTGAATACTTGGATAAAATAATTAAAGGAAAATTAGATGCAGAGTTGTATCCAATTACAATATCCCCAACCTACTTTAAAGATTCATATTTAGTGGACATTTCCTACTCTGATTTTGTAAGATTAAACGATAAAAATACATTTATTTCATTAATTTCATTATGACAAACCGAGAAAAACAAAGAGAACTTTTTGTTGAATTGATTAACTATCAACTTAAAGACCATGGAGTAACGTATGAAGATGTTAAAACAAATCCATCATGGTACATGGATTATAAAACTACTCCAGAGAAAGAAGAAGCATTTATTAAATATTCTGTTGAAAGAATAAGAGAAGTGCTTAAAATTTCAAAAGTTGCTGCCGAAAAAGAGGCAAGTTGGTTTATTTTGCAATGGGGATTAACTACTATTAATCCTAGAAAAACACCAACCAGAGTGCAGAGCAATGCTACTAAAAGAACCAAATCCTAGATTATAGTAATATAAAATAGAAATACCTATATAATTTAGTAAATCTAAGATAGATATAGGTATGAACGTCTTTACACCAAATTGGCTAACAGAGCCACCTCATGACTATGAGTTAAAGTACTACAAGCTATTAGCCGGAATCGATAAAATTAAAAAATTGATTTCTGCTAATAGCTTGTATTCTGCTATCTTAGAAGTAGAGAATGAACTTGAAAAACTATACAATATTAAATATGGAAAAGACGAGATCGAAAGCAAAACTAGAATAATTACTGGAATTGATATTGATACAATGTCTTTAAAATATGACTATCCAGAAGAAATTGATGGTGTCAACTCAATGTATGATGTTTGCGATATTGCAATTGAAAAACTAGAAGACCTATACCGAATTATTAGAGATAAATGGAGACTAGTTGAATCACAGTGTACTATTACCGAGATTCCAGAGAAAAAGCATCTCAATACTAAAGGGTACATTTTTTACATTGATATAATAAATCAAAAAATTCACGTCTATTCTTATATAGAACCTTCATCTTTTAAAATAAATTGGAGCGAGTTTAATTTAAAGAAAGTTGAAGAGTTAGAAAATTCAACCAAAAAGATTTCCGAGTTTATTAAAAGATCAGAATTAGAAAGTACTTCTTACAGATTTTTTAGATTCGATACAAAATTCAAAACTTTGCTACCTCCATATAATGATTGCATGTTACCAATAATGAAGAGCATGCTCTTCAACCGAATCAAACACGGCATCTAAAATAAGTACCAAAATATATAAACTAATTTTATTTTTATAATATAATTAGTATGAAAATTAATATAATAACTCGAGCTACTCGTCTTCAGAATTTAAAAACGGTTAAAGAATCTGTTTTTAATAATATTCCAAACGGATGTGAAATTAATTGGCACTTAGTATTTGATACTAAAAATCTTAAAGATATCGATGCAGAATTACTATTTGATTTAAAAGATGATTCAACATCATACAACTTTGAAAAAGGAGACGATATTGGAATGCTATATCCTGAATGTTCCGTTATAATTTCAAAATTTAGAGAAGGTTGGGTTTATTTTTTAGATGATGACAATATTATACATGAAGGTTTCTATGAATATGTTTTACAATCTTCATTAGAAAATCCAGATAAAAAAGTTCATGTAGTTTCACAAAATGTTGCTGGAAAAGATTTTACCAAATTAACATATAGAAAAGCAGCCCCTAAATATACAAAAGTACAATGTGTAGATTTAGCGCAATATATTGTTAGTATTGATGTTTACAATGAATATGGATATACATATTTACCTAACTATCGAGCAGATGGAATTCTTATAGGAACTATCCACGAAGAACATCCTGAATGGTTTACATTTACCGAATTAACGTTATCGCACTACAACTATCTTCAGAAAAACTCAAAAGCAAAACTTCCTAAAGTATTATATATTGGAGATGATGAACCTGAATTAAAATCACTTAAAATATTGAATTATGAGGATGATAGCCTAGAAATTAAATACTTAAAGAATGATAATGATATTGCAATATCATTAGCTTCATTTAAACCAGATGTTATTATAACTAGAGGAGAATCTTGGGAAAACTTTCCAGAAATGGCAAGTATGCCACTTCAATTTCGTAGAAAATGGTTAAACCTTAATAATGACTTCTCAACCGGAGATGTTGGTCAGACAGCATATCAATGTTCGATGGAAAGTATGTTGAACCCAGATGGATTAGAAGATAGTTCAATGATTTCATATTTTACTCCAATATACAATACTGGTAAAAAACTATTCAATACCTATCAATCCTTACTGGACCAAACCTATGGTAATTGGGAATGGGTATTAGTAAATGATTCCACAGATGGCGGTAAAACATTAAAAATAGCAGAATCTATTGCAGCAAAAGACCCAAGAGTACGTCTTTATGATTTTAGAGAAAAAAGTGGTGGAAATATTGGTGAGGTTAAATGGAGATGCTGCGCCATGTCGAAAGGTTTTATTTTAGCCGAATTAGACCATGATGATTTATTAGTCCCATGGTGTACTGAAGACCTTTATAAAGCAGCTAAAAAACATCCAGAGGCCGGATTCTTTTTTAATGACACATTAGAGGTTGATGAGAATTGGAATTCTTTAACATATCCTGAAGGATTTGCATTTGCGTATGGTTCATATAGAGATGAAATATATAATGGAAAAATGATGAAAGTCTCAACACAGCATAATATTAATCCGAAAACAATTCGGCATATTGTTGGAGTTCCTAACCATGTAAGAGCATGGAGAAGATCAACTTATTTTGAAATTGGAGGACATAATAGAAGTCTTGTAATTGCAGATGATTACGAGTTAGTTGTAAGAACTTTTTTAAAAACAATAACCTGCAAAATACCAAAATTAGGATATGTTCAATTCTTATATAATAATGCGAATGGACAAAATACACATAATTTATCTAGAGCAGATATTCAAAGACGAGTAAGAACAATAGGATACTATTACAATGAAAAAATTAAAAATAGGTTTGAAGAGTTAGGATTAAAAGATTGGGCATACGAAGAAAATCCTGGAGCACCACTAAACGCGACTCCAAGATATGGCAAAGAAGAAATGGCAGCAAATATAATATATAATGAATATGAATAATACATTTGTAAAAATATGGGTTCATAATAGAGAATCTGATCTAATGATGGATTTTTTATTAGATAGAGTCACAGAACCACCTCACTATATAATTGACTATAAAGAAGTACCTAAATCAATAACAGGAGGATGGATTGAAATGACAATATCATATGATATGTACCTTAAACTTCGACAGTCTCATGACCATGTAGATACTACACATCTTTAAACTTTTTTATTTTCTTGTGTATAATTAATATATGGCAAAAGATAAAAAAGAACCTAAAATTTATGTAGTTAAACCAAAGATTGGTGAGAACTATTATTTTAAATTTGCAGGAATTCTTATGTATGGTCAATTAGTTTCTGTAATTGATTCATTGACTAAATTACATGGAGTTCCACATTATTGGATGAATGAGAAATTAGATAAGAGTGCAAAAAAATGCATATATCCAATATCGATTTATAAGATTTTTAAAGATTTAAAAGACACAAAGAATGTATAGTAATAGCGAACTTAAGTCAATGTTATTTATTGACATTGAAACCTCTTCAGAATACCAAACTTACGAAGAATTCTGTACTAAAAGACCAGGTGCTGTAAAGCATTGGGCAAAAAAAGCAGAACAGCATAGAAATACTGAATCACATCTAACAGAACTTACTGATGCTAAAATGTATACTCACATGGCGGCTCTTAGTCCAGAATTTAGTAAGGTTATTGTAATTTCTATGGGACAGATTAAATTCCAAGATGATATTACAACCTCAAAAATTCGCTCTTTCTATAAAGGTAGTGAAATGGAAATTCTTAAAGAGTTTATGGGAACTGCTCAGGCTGTTTTTAATCAAAGTCCTTCTGTTCAATTTACTGGACATAATATTAAAAACTTTGATTTTCCATATCTAATAAAAAGATCGATTGTAAATGGAGTTGCTATACCTCATCAATTCCACTTGCAAAAGAAAAAACCATGGGAAAACTGTCTTGTAGATACTTATGAAATTTGGAAATTTGCAGGTTGGAATAGTGCATCTTTGGATTTAATCTGTGACACTCTTAATATTCCATCTCCTAAAACTATAATGGAGGCAAGTAGTACTACTGAAGAGTATTGGAATTGTAATATTGAAAAAATAAAAACATATTGTGAAGGAGACGTTAAAGCAACTATGAATGTAATGCTTAAAATCTCAGGAATGGATATGGTTGATGAGGTTCCGTTCTAAATTGTTAATAACTTTTTGATAAAAAGTTTTACCGTGTCAGGAATTTGTATTATATTTACATATCAAATTAAAACCTTATAATCATGGACGAAGACTTTAACAATCTATTTGAAGAACAAGAAAACGAAATTGACACTATTAAAAAAGAAGCAGAAATGAATAACGTAATGTATGATTTAAAAATCAAACTTGCAAATGAAAATTATGAATCAATAATTTCCAAAGGAGTTGATTTTAAATTAATGGAAAAACAAGAACTTGACATCAAACCTATTGTTAAAATTCTCGGAGATATGTTAGAGCTCTTTGAAGAGCGTGAAGAGTATGAAAAGTGCGCAAAGATAAATAAAATACTTAAGAAAGCAAAGGTCCAATAGGACCTTTTTTCTTTAATATATAATGTACTAATAAAGTATATCGATATGAACGAAGAATTATTAAAAAAGATTGCAGATAGTCTGGAAAGAATTGCAATTTGTATGGAAAACAAGCAATTGAGAGAAATTGCAACTTATAGAAAGGGTCAAGCCCAGTTGGTTACTGAGAAAAAAGAAGCTAGCAAGAAACAGGTAAAATCTGCAACGATTCCTGTCGTTAAGCAAACAGTTAGAGTTAGAAATTCTAAAAAATAAACTCTAATGAATTACTACGAAACTCTTAATGTTTCAAAGAATGCTACTCCTGAAGAGATTAAAAAATCTTATAGGAAACTTGTAAAAGAGCATCACCCTGATAAAACAGGGGGAGACGACACGCAATTCAAAAAAATATCCGAAGCATACGAAACTCTTTCTGACAATGTCAAAAAAGAGCAATATGATAATCCATCCAGAGGACATAATCCCTTTAACAATTTTAATGGATACCAAGACACATCAAACCCATTTGCGAATGCTTTTCGCGGATTTGGTGGAGATTTTGCTGATATGTTTAATCAAGCATTCGGCGGAGAAGCAAAAGGATATGATATTAGAGTCGCACTTAATATAACACTCGAAGAATCTTATGAAGGTTCCCGAAAATATATTGATGTTGGTACTGGTGGATTTAATATCAATATACCTCGAGGAATTATGAATGGAACTAAACTCAAAATTCCAGGTAGAGGTGCTAACCATTCTGTAAATTCATCAGCACCTCCCGGTGATATCATATTAACCGTCAATGTTTTACCAGACCCTGAACTTATTGTTAACGGAAGTGATATTTATGTTGACTTAAACTTAAGTTGGATTGATATACTACTTGGAGGAGAATTTGAAATCCGCACCAAACTTAAGACTATTAAAATTAAAGTTCCCCAAGGTTCTCATGAGTCGCAGCTACTACGAGTTGTTGGGCAAGGAATGCCAATATATAATTCAGAAGGATTCGGAAATCTTATGGTAAAGCTTAGAACTCTTCCTGTAACTTTAACCGAAACCGAAATAGAATTACTTAAAAAGATAAAAAATCAAAATGAGTAGCATTGAAGAAAGCCCGGAAGAATCAAGAAAATTTATAAAAAAACTACACGAAGCCTCCAAAGAAGATATGATGGATGTTATGTACTCTTCTATTGTCAATGGTAAAATGGGAGCTTTAAAGCATGATGGGACCATTGAAGAAAAAATAGAAGGAGTAAAAACGGTTCTTAATTTCTTTAAAGATAAAGAAGATTATGAAAAATGTAAAGAACTCAAAAAAATAATCGAAAAGTTGTCAATAATATAATATAGTAACCTTTTTAGCCCGGTTATATTAAAAGTGCTTAGCTAAAAATATATATTATATGTGGCTATAGCCACTTTTAAAAACATTAAGGCAAGATGGGAGATATTACAGGGGAGGAAAGAGATTCTCTGATGAGATCCAGCTACTATATACTTACCAGAAATTTTACAAAAACCATTAATAGATTTGTTGTTTATAATGATGGTAGTCATACAATAGACATTCCACATGGAATCGGACAGCGAAGCAAATTCGTAGATGTCCTAATAGAATATTTTGTTGAGTTAGAGGAATATGAAAAATGCGATTCGCTCAAGAAATTAAAAGAACTAGTCATAATGACCGGTGATTAAATATATACAAATTTGTATGCAAAAAAGAACAGTGGAAAGTAAATCAAAAACAACTAAAGCAAAACCTGCAGCCACAAAAGCACCAATTGGACGTCCTAAAAAAACTGTAGTAAAAGAATTAGATTTAGTAGGAGTACAATTAAAACCATCTCAATATGATTATTTTGAAAAAATCAAAAAAAATGAAATAACGTTCTGTTCAGGTCCAGCAGGTACCTCGAAAACATTTACTGCATGTTATACTTCACTATGGTTATTAGCAACTAAAGCAGTTTCAAAAATTATCCTATGTAAACCTATTCAAGAATCTGGAGAAAAACTTGGATTCCTACCTGGAGATATTGCAGACAAGGTTGACCCATACATGCAATCCTATATTTCAAATTTTAAAAAGATAGTAGGTGACGAATTAACCGAAGGATTAATCTCTTCAGGTGCTATTGAATTTAAACCGCTTGCATTTATGAGAGGTGATACATTTGATGATTCATTTATGATTCTAGATGAGGCACAAAATGCTTCTTTTAAACAATTAATGTTATTTACCACCCGTATGGGTAAAAATTCTAAGGTCTTGGTTACTGGTGATATTAGTCAATATGATATACCAAAAGCTAGCGCAGGTCTTCCAGGATTCATGCAGTTAATGAAAGGAATTAGAGGAACAGGAGAACATGTTTTTGAGAATAAAGATATTGTAAGAGCTAAAATACTTCAAGACGTTGTAGATCGATACGACAAATGGAGAGTTGAAAACCCTGAAAAATAAGAAACTATCTGGAATCCATCTATATAATAAGTATAAAACATATAGATGGAAACCAGACAAATACTACTTAAACACTCCTATTCAGGAGATGAATCAATTATAGAAATTGGTATTGATGAGGCTGGCCGAGGTTCACTAAGTGGACCTGTTACGGTTGCCGCATGCATAATGCCATTTGGATTTGAAAACCCCTTAATCAAAGATTCAAAACTATTAAATGAGCAACAGCGAAAAGATGCTCGTCGAATTATCGAGGAAAACGCAATTGCATATCGCATTGAACATATATCTCCCGAAGATATTGAGGCAACTAATATCTTAAAAGCTACCTTAATTGGAATGCAACGCTGTCTAGAAGGGGTCCAAAAAGATGCCCAATTTGATTTTATATTAGTTGATGGAGACCAATTCCATGGCTTTGAAGGAATTCCATTTGAGACTGTTGTCGGAGGAGACAATAAATATATTTCAATTGCTGCTGCCAGCATTCTAGCTAAAACTGAACGGGATTCAGTAATGAAAGATTTGGATATTGAGATTCCGGGATATGGTTGGAATTCAAACAAAGGATATGGAACCCGCTCGCATATTGATGCAATTAGGTCGTTGGGTCCAAGCAAGCAACATAGAATGAGTTTTATCTCTCATCTCTTAACCGAAACAGGAACTCTATTTTGAGAGCATTAATATATGGAATCTTATTGTTCCTATTTGGACAATCATTTATATGGTTCCAGACAAATGGTCAGTTTATGTGGCCATGGTTTAAAAGAAATCCCGTTTTAGTAGCTGTAATTGGAGGTTCTACAATATCATATATTTTTATAGAGGCTACTCGATTAATTGCAGAATATTATGATGGACAATTATGGCCTGGAAGATTTATTGGGTTTGTAATGGGGATGATTTCTTTCTCTCTTTTAACATATTTAATAACAGGTGAGGCTTTAAATACTAAAACATTGATATGTTTAGCTCTTTCATTTATCATAATTTGTGTGCAAATATTTTGGAAATAACTTTAACAAAAAATTAACACTCCAGATTTTACAGTCTGGAGTTTTTTGATTATATTTACATATCTAATTAAAACAAAGAAACACAATGACACACAGAGAATTTATTTTAGTAGCAAATCAAGACATCAAAGAATTTAGTAGAGGTATTGAAGTAGTAAGTATTGCAAAAGGCAACATTCTTAATGTTACCGAAGACGTCTTTAATAGATTGCAAAAAAATGAGACCATTAAAATCTATACTAGAGAAGGTATATTAGAGTACGATAAATATATGTTTGAAAACGAGGTTGATTATACTGCAGTAACTATTGAATATGGTACTAGAAAGTTGGGACAGAGAAAAAATAAACTTTAACAAAAAATTAACACTCCAGATTTTACAGTCTGGAGTTTTTTGATTATATTTACATATCTAATTAAAACAAAGAAATATTATGAGTTACACAAGATTTGAAAGACACGAATTTATGACCGCAGAAACTAGAAGCGAAATTATGGATATCATTAGAGAACTTAGAGATAACGATTGCTCTAGAAACCTGGAAAACATGATGTACGGTTTATTTGATGGATATTTATATGCCGAAATTCAAATTGAAGCCTTACAATTACCTACCGAAATGGCTTCAAAAGTTATGCAAATCTTCGATACATGTAACCGTTACCCTAAATACGAACCTCAAACAAATTATTAATATGGAAACTTTTAAAAAAATAGAAGTAGTAAAAAACCTAGTTGCAAAATATCTTAAAGAAAACGGCGTTCATGCCGGATTATCTGAAGCAGATTGCCAAAATGCGCACATTGTTGAAATAGGAACTTCAATCTTATGTACCAAATGGCAAGTTGGATATGCAGGTGGTGGATTCGTTCAAGCAGTTGTAGACAACGATTTACAAGGTGCAATAGGTAGAGCGGATGGTACTAACATTCGGGCTCTTAAATTCTATTGTCAATTAATGTATAATGTTGGCATGCCATATTTTGCTGAAGAAACACTATAAACTTTTTAAATTAATTTTATATAAAATACATGGGAGCTAACTACGGATATTGTTGCATAAATTTGACTCTTGACAAGAGTGGTATTAAAATCGGGCGTTCAATGATTAAAAAAACATTTGATGCAAAAGGTATCAAATATGCTGGAGAACTTGCAGAGGCAAATATCAGGGACATGATAGAAATCATTAAATGGAATCACAAAAACGGCGTTACACTATACCGTATGTCGTCTAGTATGTTTCCATGGATGTCTGAATATGAACTTACCGATTTGCCAAATTGGCCAACAATTTCAAACCTACTAAAAGGTGCAGGTTCTCTTGTACAAAAATACGGTCAGCGTATTGGCTTCCATCCTGGCCAGTTTTGTGTCCTTCCTAGTCCAAATCAAAAAACTGTCGATAATTCTATCAAGGAGCTTAATCAACATGCATTTATTATGGATACGATGGGCCTTCCGGCAAATCCATACTATTCTATGAATATTCATGTTGGTGGTTCGTACGGCGACAAAGAGGCTGCAATCCTAAGGTTCATCGAAAACTTTAAATTGTTATCACCTTCTGCCCAGTCCCGTTTAATCCTGGAAAATGACGATAAACCTGCGCAATACTCTGTAAATGACCTTTATCGAATTTACGAAGCAATTGGTACTCCAATCACATTCGACTACCATCACCATAGATGTTATGAAGACCTGATGTCCGAACAAGATGCTCTTCTTTTGGCAGCATCTACATGGCCGACAGGTATTCGTCAATTGTGTCACTATTCAAGCGCTAAAAAATTACACGAGGATGCTTCTGTTATTATAAGAGCCCATGCCGATTACCTATACGAATTTATTGATACTTATGGTATGGAACTTGATATTGAAATTGAAGCCAAAGCAAAGGAATTGGCTCTTCAAAAATATCAAAAAGACTATATTGCCGATTTACAATTAGTTTAGGAATATATACTTAGTGAAAAGTAAAACAATTGAATTAGAAAAGATTAAAAAGGATATTAACCTTTTTTTAGATGCTCTTAAAAAAGAGGGCGTTGAAACAAAATCAATGTCAAATTTGTTAACAACATGCGTAATCGAACGCAGACCTTTAACTGACGAAGAGGGTAAGAAATTTGCAAACCAATTAAAAAATCTGGTTAAAACGCTGGGATTAGCAACAATAATCTTGATGCCTGGAGGTTCAGTAATTTTTATATTGATACACTATCTAAAACTCCGAGACTACTTCCTTTCAGACAGTTTCAGTTATTTAAAAAATAAAGATATATAAAATCTAAATAAAAATACAAATAAAATTATGGCAAGTATTAAAAGATTCGAGGAATTTGTTTCAGAAATGGACAGAGCCGAGGAAATAGAACAAGACGTTGTTGACAAAGGAACTCCTGAAGTTAAATCCGAAGAGGAAACAGAAGAGGAAGCAGAAGAGGTTCAAGGAGTAGACGAAGCTGGAGAAGCAAACCTTGGAGATGACGCTGAAAAAATCAAAGAAGAGACCAAACCGGTTTCAGAACTATTAAAAGACTGTTATGAGGCAGTTATTGCAGAGGCTAAAGCATGGGAAGAAGATGCCCATGATGAGCATACTGTAGAAACTTACATGGCTGAAAATGCATCGCTTGTTGCAGGTATGGCATCTAATTGTGTAAAGGAAATGAAAAAAGACATGGCATCTGAAGCATATGAGGCATGTTTAAACAAAATGACTGAAGCATTTACTAAGAAAATTAATGAAAGTAAAGAGGCTACCGCTGCTACTGATGCTGACGATATAAATTAAAGAAATCCGGTCCAACCGGTAAACTAAATAAAAAGTCTATATATAATAAACATATATAGACTTTTTTTATGCCAAAAATTCCGACGGAGATAATTTACATGCAAGTTGCATATCAGTTCGCAAAACTTAGTTATGCTGAACGTAGAAGGGTAGGATGTGTTATTGTAAAAGACAAACAAGTAATTTCATTTGGATATAATGGTACTCCCCATGGATTTGAAAATGAATGCGAAGATGTTGAAACTATGCATTATGATAATCCAGCCGCTGCCGAAATGTTAGAAGATATGGGTTGGACACTGTCTCATGATAATAGTTGTATATGCCATAGAAGTGTAACAAAAAGAGAAGTCTTACATGCAGAATCTAATGCAATTATGAAAGTTGCAAAGTCTACAATGAGTTGCGATGGAGCTGATTTATATACTACAACATGTCCTTGCTTTGATTGCGCAAAATTAATTATACAAGCTGGAATAAAAAAGGTATACTACACAGAAGATTATAGAGATATGAGTGGTGTTGAACTACTTAAAAGGGCAGAAATTGAAGTTGAACAAGTAATAACATGGAATGAGCATTAATAATATATTTGTACCAGCAAAGAAAGAGTTAAAACAATTTCTTAAAAATAATGGTAGTGAACTATTTTATTTAAGATATGTGAAAAATGTAGATGCATTAATTGGTAGTTCAAAGTCGGTAGATTACATAGATAAATTTAAAAACAAATATCGAAATGAAAGTGATTCAGTTTTTTTTGAATTGGATTAGGAAACATTTTTTCAAAAAACAATATAATTATAAAAATACATTAAAAATGGAACTAGTGAAAGATACTGTAAAAAAATATCAATGGAAAACTGGAGATGACTTTGGTAAAATAGTAGAAGTCGAATCTAATGATGGAGAATTTACAAACTTTACAGATGGCAGTAGAATATTCAATAATGTTTTACCAGAATTTTTAGAAGAGATTATAGATGGAGTAATTCCATTTCCAGGAATAGATCAATTATCTGGAATGGCACAAGGAATTAACGTAACAAAAAATGAAAAACTAACAACTGCTAAAATAGCACACGTTGAACCTAAAGAATCTCCAATAGAACAATTAATTAACAAATTGTCTAAAAAGAACGTTGAGCCTTTTGAAGCCAAAATTAACTTAAACATACCAAATAAAAAAGTATTTGACATGTTAATAGATAACGCGGACGAGGACAGAGAAGAACTAATTAAAACTATCGCAAAAGTGGCAGTGTCGCAAATTGAGATACATAAACTACAAGAATATTTAACTGAAGAAGTATCAATTTTTATAAACAATTACTATAATGACTAAAACAGCAACAGTCTCTAGAAGACAAAGAAGAGCTCAATTGAGCGCAATGGGTTATTTAAAAATCAAGAACATGTTAAGTCCACTTTCTCCTGAAGGAATTCAACTAAGAGAAAGCTTACGTGCAAGCACTAAAGAAGCAAAAGAGGCCCATGAAAAAAGAATTATGGACCAATTAGAAGAGCAATTAGCGCAAAAAGCTGAAAGTTTAAAAGACACTTGGAAATGGATTGGATATAATGATGCCGAAATCGAAATGCTGAGCGAGGCATTTTTTATATCATCCGTTAAAAATAAACAAACTCTTAGAGAAGATAAAAAAGCTGCTAGAAAATTAATGAAGGACGCTAAAGATTCACTAATAGAGAGAAGATTAAATGCAAACAGTTAAGATAACACTAGCAGATAATGGTGTTATTAAAACGGTAGTAGATGATAATATAAATGCTGGAGGCGAAAGTTATGAATCAACAGTAGTATATGATTTCTCTGACCAAATTTCCAAAATTAAATTCATTGAAGACCTTTGCATCGACATAGGCCTTTCTTTTGGTAATTCCAAAAGTAAAAACCAAATCAAAATTATTGAATCATGGGGAATTGATTATATTCCAAATGATAAAGATAAAAATGAAAAAATAGAAGCTATTAAGTCCGATCTTAAAAAATTATCGGGTGGCAAGTTAACAGTTAATGAACAACCTACAAATTGATTGCATTTGGTGCCCTTCACGAAGAGATTTTAACAGGTTTATTAAAGGTACAATAAAAGATTCGACTAAAATAATCGACTTTTTTAGTATTAAAAATAAACTTATTAAGGCTGATCCATACTGTGGAGACCCGAATGACTCAATTATTGGATTAACTATAATAAATGAAATTACGCGATGCCTACGTTCCGATACAAAGGATGTAGATCGCGTAATTTATGTTTTTAGAAACCTTGATTATGATATTGTAGGTAACTTCAAAAAATTAATTCAATCAAATACAGAAAGAGAATTCTCTATCTCTTTAATTGTCATCGATAAAAATAAAAAGATTGATGATAAAATATTATCTCAATTCGACAGTATTCAATTAATACAAAATGATTAGACATAAACTTTTTTCAAAGGGTGAATATATCAATGTTTTAATAACTAACAATCGATATAGTAATATTGTTTTCCCAGTTAAGGCAATAATCCACGATATTGAGTTTAATGATAAAATGCCTAGATATCAAATCCGAATCGTTAAGTTTTACGACGACATAGACTTTCTTAAAAGATATATGTTTGATATGAAATTTGACCGAAATTTCGAAGGTGGACATACAATCTTTAGAATTTCTAGAACAAACATACCCAATATAAAAGAACTTCAGAATTATATTGATTCAAAATGGGAAACTTTCTTAATAGTTGTCGACTCGGTAATGTGTGTTCGAACTTATGATGAACTTAATGAGTTGCAGAACAATATCCAAGACTTCTTAGTTGAAAAGTCTATTAGAGACCTTTATGAACTTACAACTAGATCAGCCTATTCAAAGGGTAAATATTACTATGAAAGTCGAGGAGTATTTGAAGCTCATATTAAAAAGTTTTTAGATAAAAGAGCCGGAATGCAAAAGGATTACTTCGATAAATTATTATATAGACCTCTATCTATTGACTACGATAATTTAGAATAGCCAGTTTCGATGATATATACTTAAACAAATATATTTAATAGGAATGGCTGAAGCAAAAGGCTTTTTTGATAAAGTAAAAGAGAAGGCTGGATCTGCGTTTAAAACTACTAAAGATTCTTCAATAGGAAAGGGGTTTATTAGTGCTGTTAAAAACGTATCTGGCTACGATCTTGATAATCTAGATGGGTCTAACCCAGATGGAGTGCATTCAGGTTCAAAGGGTAAAAAACCAGCAGTTGGTGCAAATAAAAAAAATGCAGATCAAACACAAAAAAGAGCTGCTGCTAGCGATGAGCCTTTTACAATATTAGGTGCTGAAGCTGGCAAGTCTAAATACTATAGTGATATTGTTGATTCTGAAACTTATAAGTCAACTCAACCCGGAACAGAAGGTAAAAAAATAACGATAGGTCCAAGACCATATTCTGCTTTTAATAAGTATTCATTAATTAATTATAGAGGAAATCCGTTAGACTCTACTATAAATGGATTCGAATCTAATGTAAAAGGAGATACAGTTTACCAAAAAATAAATATAAATGACCTTAAAAATCCAACAGTAACTCAGATTATAGAAAGAACTTCAGCGCTTACTGATAATTATGCGTATAGATATCAATACTCAGATTTTGCATTAGCAAAATTCTATGGTAAAATACCGAACAATATGCTTATTACTCTTCGTAGATTTTCATATCCAGCAAAGGATGATATTGTAACTCCGCAGGCACTTTCTGCAGACGGGAAAACAATGGAAAAAATTCAACAACCAGATATTGCTAGAGCAGTGACTTGGCTTGGCGAAGCTCCAGGTAATAACATGGGAGACATACTAAAATTCTCAAATGGATATTCATGGAAAGATGCAGAATCAACAGTCCAAACATTAAATTCCCAGCAAGGAGCCAGCTCCGGAAAATTTGGTAGTATGGTTGAAGGAAACAAAATACTCTCTGCAATGGCAAATGCAGGGTCTGGTAGAGACGCAGTTGCTGCTAATGCTAATAAACAAAATGCAGGATTCGATTCATTTAGTGCTACATATCCAAACCATGTTTTTGGACCAATGAACGTTATTAAAAACGTATTGGTTAGAGAGCAAGGTCTTAAATTTGAACAAGAATTTACTATCAAGTTTGAATATGAACTTAGAGCATTTGAAGGAGCAAATCCTAAAATCATGATGTTAGACCAACTTGCAAATATTTTGGCATTAACATATAATAATGCTCCTTTTTGGGGAGGTTCTGTTAGATATATTAGCGATGGATCAGTTGCAAAACCATTAGGTAATTTAAGTAAACTTCGAGAAGGAGATTATCTTGGTTTTGCCGGAAGTATTATTGATGATATGGGTAAAATGTTTAAAGGAGCTGGCGCTGGGTTTAGTGGAGCCGCTGGAGCATTAATGAATGGTGATGTTTCAGGTGCTTTAGGAGCTCTTAAAGATAATAAGTTCCTAAATAATCTTATTGGAGGTATGGCAATGGATATGTTTAACACTCCCCAAGGAGGACAGGCAGCCGCTTCATTACTTACAGGGGATCCAACTGGAAACTGGCATTTAACAGTTGGAAACCCCCTCAATCCAATAATGGTAATTGGTAACTTATGTATGACTGATTGCGAAATTACATTTGAAGGCGGTATGGGAATACAAGATTTTCCAGAACATATGACTGCAGTTATTAAATTAAAACCAGGTCGACCAAGAGATAAGGCTGAAATTGAATCAATGTTTAACTCGGGAAGAGGACGTTTTTACCTACAACCTGACGATGTTGCAGATATTAATAAGACGGTTGATGTTAATGAATATGGAAATAAAGATCGAAAAAGTGCAGGTAAAAACACTTTTGTAAATAATTTTAGAAAATTAAGTAACGGATAATGCAGTTTAATACATTAAATAATAAAAAAATAGTAAATGGTAGATTTAAGTTTACCAAACCTACCCTTGTATTTTTAGATGACAATAACACAATTGATGAACACATTGTAACTGAAGATCAGGTTGGTAGAATTGACTTAATTTCATTACTACATTATAGAAGCGCAGACTACTGCGACTACATATTAAAATGGAATGGGATTTCAAATCCATTTTCTATAAAATTTGGAGATGTTTTGTTAATTCCAAACCATAGAGAAGCAATTAAAGTTATTAAAGAAATTAAAGTTTTAAATACAACAAGTGAGATTTCAATTAGAGATCAATTCATAGATACTAAAAGACTTCCAGTTAAAGATGCGAAACGAATTGAATATTTGCAAAGAAAAGCTGCACAAAAACCAAATGGAGCAAAACAAATTTTGCCTCCAAATATCTTAAAAGAAGGAGACACTAATATTAAAATCGGTAACGGTCAAATCATTATTTAATGGCATCAATTGATAATCATATTCTTACAATAACAGAACCTACTATTAAATTAGATGAGGTTATTTTTGAATCGTTCGGTGAAGGTGAAGGTGATGCAACTAAAGTAAACACCAGTAAAGGTTATATACTAATGGTTTCTATCAATGGATACGTTTTTAGTGACCGAGATGTTTTGAAAATGACATTAGATTGTAATGGATCTCTTCCAACAATAGACCTTACTCTTGCAGATACTCAAGGATTATTCACTATTGATACTTTTCCTAGAGATGGCGATGTTATTAATTTTAGAATGGGTACCCTTGAAAAAGGCTCATATAAAGATATTAGAATTGATTTTGATATTACAAGCGCAGATCAACCTCGACAAAACTCAAATGTTAAAGGAGGAAAATATAATTTTTCTGGAAGAATTAAAGTTCCTGGTTTGTATGCAGATGAATGTAAGTCGTATGGAGTAGGTACTTCTTTAGAGCATATTGAATCAATTGCAAATGACTTAAAACTTGGAGTTGCAACCAACATTGATTCTGCTGATGATAAAATGAACCTGATCTTACCATATAGTAGTAGGTTTGATACATTGGAAGATTTAGTTAAACACTCCTATATTGACGAGGATAGTTTCCAGTCATATTGTATCGATCAATACTATTATATAAATTATGTTAATTTAAACACTTTATTAGAATCAGAAGAGACTATTGAAGAGATGATTTCTGCATATGATAGAGAACTTAATGATATGCCAGGAAATGGATCAGATGATTCAGCAAATCAAACCAAAAAACCACTTATATTAACCAATCATAAACGTGATGCAGGTACAAACTTATTTATTGAGGCGCAGTCTTTAGAAAATAGTGCTGGAAGCAAAATTAAAAAGAATGGTTATAAAAGGACTCTTCAATTTTTTGAAAATGATTCAGATGAAGGACTAGTAAGCCATGAAATTGAACCTCTTGCCAGTAAGAAAATGTCAGATATTGAAGAACCTATGAAGGGTCGAAGAGATGAAGACCGTTATAAGGGTGAAACTAAAGCAAAATATACTGGTAGAAAAAACGCAGATCCAGAAACTTCGCACACCCATCTAAATTATGAATATGCTGCAATAAGCAATGCACAAAATATGGACGAGGTTAAAAAAATGTCATTGGAAGTTTCATTGGCATCCTTTAATCCTGCAATCCATTTGTTCCAAAAATTACCAATCGCAATTTACACAAATCAACAAGATAAATTAGGAGCTGATAAAGTTATTAAAGATGCTAAAAAAGAAAAAGGATTTGATACTACAGTAGATCCAGATTCATCAACAGTAGAACCTGGAAAATATGTACTAGATGAATTTTTATCAGCATACTATGTCGTTGGAGGCATTGAATACACCTTCAAGGCAGGAGATCCATCGGTTAAACAAAAATTAAAATTGTTAAGAAGAGAATGGCCAAGCAGAATTAATAATATTAATCCAGAAACAGTAGCTCCTCCTGCTGCTAAACCAACGCCTGCAACTCCGCCTCCTACGCCGCCTGCAACTCCGGAACCGGTTCCACCGCCGCCGCCAGCACCGCCTAAAAAAGAAGAACCATTAAAGATCGATATTACGATGAATGGTGGAGATGTTCAACAGGATACTTGGTCTCCATTCCAAAATCAAAACAAATATGTTCTGCTAACTGGAAGTTATACAGCAAATAGACCACAAGGCGAATTGGTATTTGATTCATTTAGTGCAACAATAGATCAGGTTGCTGGTTTAGGAGATAGTTTCGATATTAACGAAAGTAATGGAATGCGGGTTAAAAAAGATGGTGGAATTCTTATAGATATGATGACCGAAGCAAGTTCTATGGAAGAAGGAAAATATACACTAATTGTTACCTTAAAGGCAGAAGGAAAAACATTTAAAAAAGGACCAATAAGCTTTAATGTAGTAGACGTTCCAAAACAATAGTACCGTTAAATAAAAATAATATATAATACATGTCAGATTTTAAAACACCAATGGATTTTAGAAAGGGTTCGTATAGGAAATTTCCTTACCAAGATCCAACGTACCTTTCTTTTGCGCTATTATTTGATTTTTATGATATAGAAAGCTCACCACTTCTTGCTGGAGGGGCTGAGTCATTTTTACGTGATTTAGCAGACAGAGAATCTGATTCTTTTTATTATGATCGACTTGAAGACTTAAAGAATTTTATAAAAACATTAAATGAAGTTAATAGAGAATTGCCATGGTTTTGGCAATCATTTAAGGGACTTGAAAGATTGCAGCAATATAATCCTGAAAATGCATATATCGGAGGTGATGATGCAAAATTTGAAATTGAAACCCTAGAATCTTTAAATCTTACAATTTCAGGTTTAATGCATTTATATAGAAGAGCCATATTCGATGAGAGAAAATGGAGTTATATAATTCCCGCTAACTTAAGAAAGTTTAGAATGTGGGTATATGTTACTGAAGTACGTTCAATTGCAATTTTAGAAAATGTAAAAGTAAATGGAATTCCTAAGAAACTAGATAAAAGTGCAATAACCGGGTTTCCAGATAATTTTAAACCAAAGATTGATACTGAAAATAAAAATGCAGGTATTTCTGGACCAGAAGGTCGCCCTTATTTTATGATAGGAGCAAAATACTGTGAGTTTGATTTAGCATCAGGAACTACTGTTTTTGCAGATCTTAATAAAAATCCTGGAATGGCAAAAGAGGCTCTTACGATAAAATATGAAAAAATCGAAAAGGTTGAAGCAAGAGTATTAAATGGAATTATTAAACAAAGCTACGCAGAAGGTCAATTATCTCCCGCCCCTGACCAAGAAATGTTTTCAAGTACTTCAAAAACACCTCTTGAATTTGCTAAAGACAAACTTAAAGGTAAAATTGATAGTGTAGTTTCAAGTGCAAAAGAAGACCTTAAAGCTCTTGCTGAAAAAAAGAAAGCAGAACTTCTTCAAAAATTAAAAGATGAAACAATTAATAGAATTCCTAAATTTGAAAATGTATTTTCAAATATTATAAGAAGAGCAGATCAAGCATCCACTACTGCACTAAATAATGCAACTTCAGGACGAAATATAGGAGCTGCAATTCAAGCTAATGTCTATGGAGTAGAACCCGGTTCTACAATAGGGCAAGGACTTAATAAAGCTGCAATTAATAATCTAGGTAACATTTATAAATAATGGCAACAGATACTGAATTAGAAAAGGATAATATTAGAGAAACCCATTGGATAGGCGAAGTTGTAGATAATGCAGATCCTAAGAATTGGGGAAGATGTAGAGTTAAAGTATTTGGAAAGTTTGATAAACTACCTAATGATGCTATTCCATGGGCAACACCAATGAATCGAGACCTAGTAGGAGCTCACAATACTCCAAATGTTGGAACCGTGGTTGCCGTTCGTTTTGATAACGGTAATCTATATCATCCCGAATATTGGTTTCAAATTAATCAAAGTAAGGCTCTTAAGACAGATATTCTAGATAAATCAGGAGCCGCTCATAATGTTGTTTCATTAATATACGACGAAGTAAGAAATATTAGAATCTATCATTCTCCTGAAGATGGATTGGTAATTACCCGAGGAACCGGAGCTAAAGAACGTCCATTAATTCAAATTGATGAAAAGGGATTTATTAAAATTTCAACAAGTGAAAAAATATTCCTTGATTCTGGAAACATATTCTTAAGTAATACCGGAGAGGGAAGTGAAGATGAAGCTGAACCTGCGGTTCGTGGAGTTTCTTTAGAAAAATGGTTAAATAAATTATTGGATGATTATAAAGCGCATATCCATCCAACCCCAACGGGACCTTCAGGACCTCCTTCAGCGCCAACTCCATCGACAGTTTCAAGTCTTAAAAGTTCGCATATAAAGTATCAACAGAAAGGTAAATAATTGGGATAAATATCCTATAAATTAATACAATCGCATCATGCCTGCACAATGGCCAGTATTTATTAATAATGTTTCTAGCAAACTGGCCAGTAAATCTGCTAAAAGCCCAGATGACATCGGCACGTTTATTGCTAATGAATATTTTAATGCTGTTAAAACCGCACAGACTCCATTTGGAAATATTCATGAGCCTGGACAAAAATCAATACTTGAAACTGGATTTAAAAAGGCATTCAATATTCTATTTAACTCTCTTGAACCTCAATTAGAAGATAAATTTGGAGACCCATTATATGATGATATGCTTGAAAAACTTCCTGGTGTAGATTTAAGTATCGACACTGATTGTGATTTTGAAGAGTGGACTATAGCAAATAAATCAACAATAACTCCTTTTGAATTTTATCCTCTATTTCCTACGACATGTATAATTCCAAAGCCAATAGTTCCGGAAACAAATCTTTTTGGAGATATTGATGTAATAACTCCTGAAAATTTTAATAACCAACCAAATCTTTCTGGAAATGTTGAAAGTGGAAATGGACAAAATGGCCAACCAAATCTTTCTGGAAATGCTGGAAGCGGAAATGCTGGAAGCGGAAATGCTAGAAGTGGCGCCGGTGCTGGAAATGGACAAAATAGCCAACCAAATCTTTCTGGAAATGTTGAAAGTGGAAATGGACAAAATGCCCAACCAAATCTAAGATATGTCACAATGTCAGTTATTGGAGGAGATGGAACTTCTCCATATGAATTTACATATTCATTAAATGGAGAAATACAACCAGTTATAACATCTGATAGCGCAGGAGTTGTAAAGTTTTTGGCTCCTACTGATCCTGGCAAATATGAGTACACCTTTATTAGCGCAATGGATGCATCTAAACTTGCAGAAATTAAAAATATTAATAAAAGTGCTTCTATAGAAATAAAAGAAGATTTAAGTGTGGGTAAAATTAAAGTAGATTCTCCCCAGGCGTTTCAACTTGTAAAACCCATGTCAGAAACTGATAAAATTAATTCAATTGCAGATAGAGTATTAAAACAAAATGATGGGACGATAGAATTCTTAAATTGGGTTAAAAGAATTTCATACAATGATGCATTAGCAGATAATGTAAGTAAAAAAGTGATTGAGAATATATCGCCAGTTATTAATTCAATGGAAAATAGTAATATAATTACTGCTAAGAATGCAAGTAAAAATGACACTGGTATTAACGATAGGTTATTCCAAGAAGAATATACTGACAGACCTGATAGTATACCTGATTGGATAACGTCAAATACTATATGCGCATTTACATACATTAAAGAAATCGATGATGATGAATCTGGCGCTCCGGATAAAAACCCAATAATTGTTGAAAGTGAACCAGTTTTAGATGACAACGCGCCTGTAGTATCTCCTGAGGCCGAAATTGTGGAAGTTGAAACATTTGAACAATGGTCTTTAAGAACTGAACCAATAAGATTAAATGCAAAGATTGAAAAATATAATAATGAAAAACTAAAATATGCCGACTTAAAAATACGATACATTAATCAAAAAGCAAATAAAAATAAAAAAACAGCAAGTGTATGTGGCGCTAATGATGCATATTGTGTAATGTCAAAATGTATACTTGACTATTGGAAATCTACTGCAGTACAGCCATTTGCAGCAGCTCCTGCAATATTACCTTGTTTAATACCTTCTCCTGGAAATTACATTCCAATATACTATGGAGATGAAGCAAAATTAGGAGCAGATTTAAGAAAAGCATGGAATACTGGTAAAAAATTTAAACTTGAGCCAACCTTAAAAACTGCTACTAAAGCAGTTGCAGCTGCGGTTGCAGTATCATGTGCAAAACATCTTAAAGACCTAAAATTCATATATAATGGACAAATACCAACCCCAGGAGGTCCTGTCCCGATGATTGGTCTTTCTCCAACCGCTTTCTAAAAAACAAATATATAACTTATTAACCTTTTAAAATAAAAACAATGTCACAAGACGTTTTAACTAAACAAACAGAGAATCAATCTAGCGATATCTCTAACTTCGATTGGGATTTGTATTCTGCAGATTGCCCATCTACTCTTAGAAAAATAAACCACCATGTAAAAGCGCCAGACGGTGTTAAGGTTTATTCAAGAGAACCATATGCTCAAGAACTTCTTAATTTAATGGAAAGTCACTGGAGTGAAAACAATCAAACACATGTAATACATGCTGGAGAAATGCACACTGGTAAAGTGTACGCAGTAGACATGGAATGGGCATCTATCGATATTGGATATCGTGAAATGGTGTATGTCCAATTGTCAAAAGAATCTGCAATCTCAAGAGCACGATTAGTTCCTGGAACTGAAATTGCAGTTGAAATTACCGCAGAAAAAAGTAAAAGTACTAGAGGATTTGTATTAGGTTCTGTAGAAGCTGGTATTAAAGCTGCTACCCTAAGAGAAATTTTAGCTTCTGCTGAAACTGGAAATACTGCCTATATGGGAACCGTAACAAGTATGATTCCGGGAGGAGGATACTTTGTTAATGTACAAGGAGTTGATTGCTTTATGCCAGGATCTCTTGCGGGTATTAATAAACTTGCAGACTTTGGTTCTGTAATCAACACACAAATGTATGTCGTACCGATGAGTTACTCTCCTGAAAAAGGAACTGTAATTGTTTCTCACCGAAAATATCTTCAAGCTCTTATTCCAATGGCAATTGAAGCTCTTAGAAGTACTCCTGGAGAAACTAAAGAGGGTAACGTAACAGGTTCTACAAAATACGGAGTATTTGTTGAATTTGATGGTTGTTTAACCGGAATGATTCATGCAAATGATTTAAACCCTGAAATGGCAAGAAAACATAAAGCCCGAGAAATTAATCCAGGCGATGTTATCGAATTTAAGATTAAAGAAATAATTAATGACGATAAAATCACATTGACTCAATTAGAGCATGTTGAAATTAATGACCCATGGGCAGATGTTGCTACCAAATACAAAAGCTTTCCAGTTGAAGTTAAAGGTACAATAAAATCTGTTAAAGATTACGGAGTATTCGTAGATGTTGGAGATGGAATTGTTGGATTACTTCACGTTTCAGAGCTTCCTGATAATATCAAAGTAGAGTCACTTGCTAAGAACGATAACATTACGGTTCAAATTACAAGAATGGATGTTGCAACCCGAAAGGTATTCTTAAAACTATAATTGTTAATAACTTTAACATAAAATTAACAACCCAGATTTTACAGTCTGGGTTTTTTTGTTTATATTTACATTATAATTAAAACAGATATATAAAACATGAACAAATTTAAAACATATGGACAATTCATTAATGAGTCTAAACAAGATAATATTGTTAATGTTATTTTAGATGCATTAGAGCCTACACTCGTTGAGATGTTAGCTGCAACTGAAAAATGGTTTGTAGAGACTTTTAAACAAGAATACACGAAGTATGACAGAGAATATGATAGAATCAATTTAACTTATGATATGGTTAAATCTATTGAAATGTATACGCAACCAACCGATTCACTGTTATCAATGAATATTCGTAAGAGTGTTAAAGGAAATATTCAAATTGATGCCCAAATTCAAAGAGGAGAAACTACTTATAGTTTCCAAACTGAAGCTATTTATGCAGGAGGACATAATATCCAAAGACTTCATTATAGATACATTGTTAAAACAAGTCTTCCTAAAACTGGAGCTAATGAAATTGCTAAAGAATACGCAGACAAAATTAAAAAAATGTCTAAGCTTGAACAAATTAATAAAGAAATAAATAGTTACGAGATTCGTATTAAAATAGAACAAGAAAAACTTGAAGTTAACTCTAAATTAACAGATGATGAGTTAAAGGCAAAAAGTACTTACGTATGGCCGACTTGGAAAGAAATTGTAAAAAGAGATGCTGCTAAAAATTATAATAATGACGAAGCATCCTACTATCAAGAACAAGAAAGAAGCATCCAAGCTCAAATTGATAGTTGGAAACGAATTAATGTTATTTCAAAACAACAATGGTTAGTAAGCGTTAACAAATCACTTCAAAAACTTATAGCAAAACGAGATTCTATGGTATAGTTATTTTTTACTTGGATATATACTCTAACTTAAGTTAATATATCTAAATTGAATGAATAATCTAAATGAATCTAATATTTTGCAGAATGCCCTAATCGGGGTAGAATTTGAGTTCTACTCAAATTTTAGCGCTGAAGAAACTGCAAAAAAACTTGAAAAGTTATTGGGCAAAAAGATTCATGTCGAGACTAAAGCGCATAGCGATTTTGAAGTAACTCGTGATGAATTTAAAATAGAACCTGATATGTCAGGTGGAGCAAAACTTCTTGAATTGGTTACCGGAGCCCTTCCATATACTGCAGCCAGACTGATGATAATTAATGTTTGTCAATGGATTCAAGAAAATGGATATACAAATGATAGGACTTCGATTCACTTAAATCTTTCATTTGATAAATCAAAAATTGAAAACAAGTACCGTATCTCTAAGATGAATGTTCTTAAGTTCATTTTGGATTTTAACGAAGAGCAAGTATTCAAATTCTTTCCTAAAAGAGAAAACTCAGCCTACGCAAAATCTATCAAATTTATCCTACCAAAAGAGGACACATATTTCTTTGATGGAAAACATATCAATCAACAGAACTTTATTTACCCTGATACAAAATACTACGGGATAAATTTTGATAAAAGACATAAAAATTATCTTGAATTTCGTTATATTGGAGGAGAGGACTGGGAAAAGAAAACAACTACAATTCTCTACTTAGTTGACCGTTTCCTACTTCAATTATGGAAATCAACCGAAAATCCAGACTTTACGGAATTAAATGCAATTGAATTAAAAAAGATAGTTGCAGATAATCAAAGAATAATCGATGCTAGAAGGGACTGGAAAACAATTAAAGATAATTGGAAAAATGTTAAGTTCACTGTCGATATGGATGACAATCCTAAAGTAGTTGACCTATACTGGAATTCAGTCAAAGAACGCGTAATGAAATTATTTACACACGGAGACCTTAGTAAAGGACATATTAACTATGACACAGATGCTGGTAAAATTCAAGTAAATGGAGGTCGTCTAGAATATTGTGTTGACCTTAGAGGTTATGAGTTTGTAAGTTGTTTCCTACGAGGAGAATTTACTGAATGCGATATGTATGGATGCGACGTTAATGGTTCTGATATTCATTATTGTAATTTCTACCAATCAACACAGCTTAATAGTTCTAAATTAGATGGCTCTTATGTTCATGGAACTTGTACCGCACATGATTGTTATGTATATGGAAAAGGAACTTTTAAAGGAACAATGAATGGAGGAATCTTTAGAGAGGGTTCGTTTGATAAAAAACTGGCTAAATTTAACGATGTTGAAATTGTTAAGTCTAGAGCAATATAAAAATAAAATAAAAAGATGAGTGATATAACAGCAATTGGAAATTCAAGTCTACTAGATCCGACATGGGATACTGACTGTTTTAATAAATTTGTAGATGAACTTGCGGCTGACATAACAGGTTCATGTATGATTCCGATGAATCTTCCAAAACAAGAGGTTCAAAATATAGTTAAAAGAGCAAAGAAATGGTTTTATAAAAATTACGAGTATTCAGTTCAAGAAAACTTCTTGGTAATTCCAGCTGCGATGTTTCAAAGCCCTCACTTTAAATTAACTAGAAGTTTTACTCTTCCAGCAATGAATCCCCTAACAGGTGGCGGTGAAGTATTTTCAGTATTTGCAATCATGGAAAGAGGAAGTTCTTGGGGAGGAAGTATGGATATAAACTTTACGCAAGGAGATTTTGCAATTGAGAGAATGTTAATGGGTGGAATTTATGGAGGTTCTAAAACGGGACAGGCTGCAGAAAATTTGCAATACTATGTAATCAATGAATCGTTTTTTGATTTAGCACGACAAATTTTTAATAATCCTTATAGTTTTCATTATAGTCAACTAACGCATGAATTAAAATTCACAGGAGAAACACCTAAAAAAGATACAATTCTAAAAGTTTACCAAACAATTCCGGAATGCGCTCTATTTGGAGATGAAGCATTTTTTAGATATTGTTCTGCAAAGATTAAAATTTCGCTAGGACAAAAACTTGGAATATTTGGATTTGCTCTTCCTGGAAATATTCAAATTAATCCAGACCTAATTAAAGGACTTGGTGAAGAGGAACTATCTTCATTAATTGAAGAAATAAAAAGCGACGAGGGTACCGACTGGATGTTCCATTCTTAAACAAATATATAATATTATGGAATTGTACATAAAATCACTAGAAGACCCTAATTATGATGAAGATCAATTACAAATCGATGAAGATATTGCCCTAATAATATCCCAAATCGAAACATTGATATTTACCGAAAAGGGTGATGTGATGGGAGACCCTGAATTTGGGCTTAACCTTGAAGATTATGTGTATTCCTTTATGTACAATGATACGATGTTACAAGGAGTAGTTCAAAGCGCTATTTCGCGATATGTTCCTTTAGCTGCAAAAATACCGGTACATGTTACTGTTGAATTTGCGCAAATGACTGAAAGAAATATGGTTACGATAGATATTGCTATTGACTACAGGTTTGGAATAACAATCGCTATATAAAAAAATAAATGAGATGACTGAATTAAAATTTTTATCAAAGGCCAGGATTAAGGCTACTGAAATGATTGCCGATACTCGAACATATATTTCAAGAGTGTATGGCCGATCAAGCGATTTATTTACAACAGCTTCGCCATATTCTCAAATACTTGAAGTACTAGCTGAAATTACTAATTTAGTATTCTTTTATATTGAAGATGCTACAGTTGAACAAAATATCCTAACAGCACAGGACCCAGAATCTATATATGGACTTGCAAGACTTGCAGGACATGATGCATTTAGAGGTTCATCTGCCCTAGGTGAATTAAAAATAAGATTAAATACTAGTGCTTTTAATGATATTGAAGGAGACACACTAAATATTCCTGCAAATTCAGTAATTAAAGCAAGTAAAAATGGTTTAGAATATATCTTAAAAACAAACAATGACCAATTTGTAATTCAAAAAAGCAGCCCAGATTATCTTTATATTCCTGTTATTCAAGGTAAAATTGAAAAGCAGACACTAACGGGTACTGGTGAAAAACTGCAATCATTTAACGTGATTATTAAGAAACCAACAGATAATGACTCAGTTCGGATTAGTGTTAATAGCGAATTATGGAGCAAGTATGATTCATTATATGATATGCAAGTTGGAACCAAGGGATACCTAGTTAAAACTGGAATAACTGGAGGTCTTGATATTTATTTTGGTAATGGTTCTTTTGGAATGATTCCACTTGAAGGTTCTACAATCGATATTGAATATATTATTTCAGATGGAAGCAAAGGTAATTTAACAGGTTCTAAAGACCTTAATTTTAAATTTCAAACTGAAGGTTTTGATTCTCTTGGAAATTCGTGTGACTTAAATAAATTATTAGAGTCTTCGTTTACTGTTGCTCCTGTTATGGGTTCTGATCCTGAAAATATTGAACTTACTAAATTAATTGCACCTTTACAAAGTCACTCATTTGTACTAGCAACTCCGGACAATTACGAGGCATTCCTATCAAAATATGGTATGTTTTCATATCTAGATGCTTACAACACTACCGATGACGGATATATTGATGATGACAACGTGATATACCTATTCATGTTGCCAGACACAAAAAGAAAACTGACTAAAAATAACGACTATTTTAATCTACATCAAGAGGAATTCTTTTTCTCAGAAGAGGAGAAGAATGGAATCCTTAGAACTTTAGAAAATTCAGGTAGACAAATGGTAACGACTGAAGTTAAGATTGTAGAACCTAAAGTTCAATATTTTAGAATGGACGTTAAGGTAAGATATTTTGAAGGGTACAATAAGACAAACTTGTTTGGAGAAATTCGAACAAAAATCTCTCAATACTTAATTAACATAACACGTAGAGATCGTTTACCAAAGTCAGATATTATTGCCCTATTAGAAGGAATCGAAGGAATCGACTCTGTTAATGTGAGATTTGTTTCTGAAAAAGAGGAAACAGCAAGAAGGTTAGGATATTATGTAAGTGAAACAGTAACGGTAACTCCATCAACTACAACTCTTGAAGATATTGGAAATGGAAAACAAAAATATGTCTTCTTTAAAAGAAACGTACAAACTACCTTGGTTAATTTTGAACCAAATGCAGCACTTCCAGAAAATGTAATTAATCTGGACTCTTTTGGAGATATTCTATTAGAGAAAGAAGAGGTTGCCTTATTTAGAGGAGGATGGACTGATAGAGATGGAGCATCAGTTCTTGATGATGCTAAAGTTGGAGAAATGGCAGCGCTATCAGTTTACTTTGATGAACCTGCAGTTCCAAACACCATTTTCAGCAGAATTCAGGCTCAAAATAGAAAAGCATTATAATGGGTATTTTAAGTAATTTATTTAAAGTTCGTAAAGTAAAAAGTTATGATATTCGACTTTCAGCAATGGACCAAAGACTTCATGAAGGTAATGATTATCGAACAAATATATTAAGTAATTCATTATCGAAATACATACAACGAAATAATACAATGTATGATTTCATTACGATGATGCAACATGTTGTCGCCGATTGGGTTGATTCTGTAACATATTTAAAAGCATACAAATCATACACAATTAGAAAAGACGATAAAAAAGTTAAGTAAGAATGGCAAATCAAAATTTAAGATTTTTTGATAGTGAATCAAATGACCTAAACCTTCTATATAATTCTGAAACGAATATATGGGAGGGTGTTTGTTATTTACCGAAAGTATCTACTGGACTATATGAGACTCTGACAATTTATATATTAGAGCAAGTAGAAAGTGAATTAGGAGGAGAAAGGTTTATCACTCCAATCGGATCTGGTAGTTCTAACAATACATTAAAATTCAAATTTTTTAGCGGATATGAATTTAGCGAGGACATATTTATGTACAGCGCTAAAAGCGTTAATGGAATACTTGAAATTCAAAAAGATGAAATTCAAACATATCCAATACTAGATTCAAGCACTTCAATAGGAACACATTCTAATGGTTTTAAAATTATTAATAGTAATATTCCAATGATTCCTGTTAAGTGTAATGTTGCTCTTATGAGTAATGAAGATAATTATCACACAAGAATTCTTGATATTTATGAAATAGTTGATAACGGCGCAGAAGTATTAATTGCAAGTATTAGAATATATGGAGAGACTGAATCTGAAGATGAAAGGTTATCAGTTCTGCTATCAAATATGGGAATGTCCCTATCTGAGGAAGAGTATGTAATACTTAAAGATTCAAACATTTTAGAGATGTCTCCAGACTGGATTTTAATGAATCAAAAAAGAAAAGAACTTTTACTGCAAGCTTCTCAAATAAAGCCATTTGTTGGTACTTATAAAGCTCTCCTAAATGCGATTGATTTTTATGGTTATGATAAAATAACGATCAAAGAATATTGGTTGAATATTAATGAGCAGGCAGAAAACTTTGGAAAGCTGCAAGCAATTGCCCTTCCAAATCAAGATACTGTTGGATTTCTTGCAAATAAAAATAATGGAAACCAACTGCCAAGTTCAAATTTAAAAAAGACTAGCAGATTTTCTCTTGTTTATAGATTAAATGAAGCTGATGGAAATGTTGATGAATGGGATATTCCAACAGTAGTTGAGTCAACTGATTATAGTCCAGATGAGGTACTTATAAAACTATATGGACTTAAAAACAAACTACAAGAAAAATATTTACCACTTCAAGCTAAAATTGTAGACATTACAGGAGAAGGTGATTATTTTGCACAATTTAATTTAAACGTTTGGAATAATCAACACTCTATTAAAGACCAAACTGCTGGACAAGAGGTTGATTTTAGTCGCTATCCTAAAGAGAGACAGTTGTATATTGAAGACTTAAGAAAAGTTGATTGGAGATTGACTGGAATTGATCAAGATTTTTCAGCACTTAGTAATACGAACAGGGAAGAGATTTCAGAATCTATAATAAATTTCTATGATGGATACTATATCGAAGACTTGTCAAGTTTTAATACGCTTGCTGGAATTCCAGTAGGATGCCCTGTTATTTTAAATGCAGACTCGTTCATAGGAAGTTGGGATTCTGCTAAATTTACATGGATAGATGCAGGAAAAGAATATGCAGGTCCTTATGGGGTAAATAATTTTAAGAATGATTTTAAAGATCCCATAAATCCATCAATAAATTATTATGATTTGTTAAAGGCAAATGACCCTTACAATCTATTACAATGGAATAATTGGTGGAGACAAGGAATCTATGAAATGGAATGGACAATACTTGGACCTAGAGGTTATTCAAAATCTTTTAGAGGAGGCGTTGGTTATTATGATAGTACTGGAGTTTTTCATCCAGAGTACCAAAAATTTCCAATAGTACTTCCCTACTCTGGGATATATTCGGTTGAATTGTCTATATTTGACCTATATAATGTGCGAAGTTCTTATAGAAAGCCTGATTATTTTGAAGTTAAAAATAAAAATGTTGAAGTTTACGGAATATTCCAAAAAATGCTGCCTCAATTAAATTGGAATGAGTACAAGTACTCTTATGATGTTGCAGGTAGTGACTGGGATTGGGCTAGAGAGAATACAAAGGAAGTTGATGATATTATTGCAACATATTATTTAACTTTAGATCGTGCCAACTATATACACGATGAAGAGGATGGTCCAGAATTTTCACTAGTAAGAAGATATATTGATCCGGCTACGGCAACTGGCTTTAATGAAACTCCAGGACCATATCAATGGAGAGAGTTAAGAACTCAGCTATGGGAAGATGGAGAAGAGATCAATTGGAACATGATGAGAGTCGGTGGCGATATAAATTCATCTTTTAAGATAGATTTATTACGATCTAATGGATATAATAATGGATATAACTTTTATATAACACAATATGATGTTGATTCAAATTTATTAATTACAGATTCATATCAGATTCAATCAACATACCCTAACGGCATTAATGATTTAATAGCATGGAATGCTGTTGCAAATGAACTTTCTCAATTAGATCCATCAGAACATCCAATAATAACTAAATTTAATTATAACCCGATATTAATTGATTTAGATATTGCTGGAACTGATGGAACTGAAGATATATGTACCTATATTTTAGCAGTTGCTGAAGAAGCTGCAAGAACACATGACTATTTTAGTGTTGGATTTAATAATCCAATAGGTGGAAAAATACTAGATGAATCTGAAACTCATTTTGAAAGTTTTAATCCGGACTATCAAGATTTATGTGTTATCGATAGTCACATGGAGGTTAAAAGATTAAATCATGTTACATTCTCTTATGACATTACAAATATGCCTGGAATTGTTGCTCAAAAATGGACTCTTAAAAATAATAATGAGAATGTAAATGATATATATTATAGTAATACATGGCTGACATACTTATTCAAACATAAAGGCGACTATACTATTGAATTAGAATTGACAGACGTTAATGGAAATAAAAACACAATAAATAAAAATATATTAAAAATCATTTAACATGGCAAGTATAACAACAATCTTAGGAACCGATAGTGTTTCTTCTTCTAGAATCGTAATTAATAATAATTTTGCATCACTTAATAATGAATTAGCAGACATCTCAGTTGCATTAAATGCTGATAATGGAACTCTTACATTAGGAGGATTAATATCTGGAGGAACTTTAAAAATTAGTAGTAATGGAGGAGATCTTTTTAGAGTAAATGAAACTAACGTTAAAGTAAATTTACCAATAGAATTTGATAATAATGTTATTATCAAAAGGGGAATAATTCAACAAGTTCAATCAATTAAATTATCTGTGGCTTCTTTACCATCTGCAGGTACTCCTTACAATAGTTCAACATATCTATTGGATGCATCCGATTTTTCTAATGTAATAGTGTTATCTGCAGCAGAAGAAGGACAAGAAATTACATTGATACCGCTAGAAGAAAGTATTACTCTTGACAATACGAATATTTTTGGACCTACTCAAAACGTTATAATATTACAAAACGGTTCAATTACATTAAGATATATAAGTGGAGATTTCTATATAGTATCTGCAGTTAATTGCACTATAACATACTAACAAAAACACAATCGCTTAAATGGCAACACCATTAATAAGAATACCCCAAGAGCAGGGAGGTACATTGTATGCATTTTCAAGTGCTGCTCGAGATTTAACAAGGGCTTATTATAATCCCGATATAAATTTTGAGTACTCTAAGTTTGCATTAATAGATATTCCAGCAGTATCAGAACCAAGTAATGGAGAAAACTTTATTGAATTTAATAAATTATATAAAGGTGGAGCAGTTTCTGAGGGAGGACAAGCTCCTGAATATACTCCTGATGGAAATGCAAATGTTGATTTTGCACAGACTTTACAAAATTATGCTCTTAATTTCGAGAATTTTATCCTAACCGATGATGACTTTGATAATACACTGTATTCTACTGATGCTGAAAAAATATTATTTAAGTGGTTACATCATATAGGTGCGTTTGAAGTTAAAACTGCAAATTCTCAACAAGTCGTGGGGGAATATTCTAGAGCTATAGAAAAAGAAGAAACTACAGATACTGGTAACAATTACTCTAGAGTTGTAAAGTATATTGGAAATATCGACGTTTCAAATGATAAAAATTATCAAGGAAATACATATAATGAAATATTTGTAAATGTTCCATCTTCGGTAGGATATACTCCAGAAATATTATTTAAGTCAACAATTTATAATACAACTGCAACATCATATCAACCGGTCGATATTATAAATGGTAGGAGTGGTCAAACGCACCCTGATGCTTTTTTAAATTTAGATTCTATTGCAGATAATATTAATGGCAAAATAAACCTAGATCCTCAAGGATTGTATAATTATGGAATTGAATGGAACTCGTCGATTTATGCTAAAATTTCAAATGACCCTAAATTAAATAATTTTTTAGAATATTCTAAAAGAGGAGGAGATTTTAGATTTAATGCGATATTAGTTTACTATGATTTATATTCAAAGTCAAATATTGGCAATAAGTCAACCAATCTATATGGTATATTAATATTAGATAACTTTAAAGATAGTCCAAATAATGAAGGATGGTATATACCTGAAATTACGAAATATAAACCTAATGATGTTACTGGATTAAATGGTAATGCGTTTGCACTTAAATTAAATGTGAAATTTAATTCATCTTTAGATAATGTAGGTGTTGAGTTAAATATCAATGACTATTCTACATTTTCAATGGATATTTTTTTAGACACAACAACTGCTCTAGAAAATGCTGCAAAACTACTGGTTGATGCTAGTAATTCTTATGCTGGAATTGCACAAAGAGTTGTTGACTTAGAAAATCTATTAGTATATAGTAGTTCTACTGACTTTTCTGATAGAATTGCAACTTTAGAAACTGCAATTGAAAATGCTGCTTTAAATTATGCATCATCAACTTCAATCCTAGACATGATTACTTCGGTAAATTCAAGGTTAAATCAAGTAATTAGTGGGGTTATTCCAGCAGAAATACAGTATAATACTAATGTTCTTAGCGCAGGAGATGGAATGAAAATTGATAAATCAAATCCTAATATGATTAAAATCGTTAATGATAATACTGGATATGTTTTAAATTCTATTTTTGATTATGATTTTACAACAACGTCTCCAACAACTGGTTCTTTAATTACTTTAACAAATCCATTTAACATGTCGCTTACCGCATCAACTGGATTAATCACAAGAATACGTCCATTCGATAATTTAATTAGAATAAATACTAATTCTGGTACAATGACCGGAGACTTGAATATATACTTAGATGATACTATTAATTCTTGGAAAAATGGGCAAACTATTAAGTTTTCTTTTAAAAATCAATTGCCAAGCCTGGGAACTTACAAAATAAATATATACACTGACAAAAACAGAGGTTATGTATTAAAATCTTTTATTGATAGCAATAATATTTTAAGTAAAAAACCTTATTTTGAATTAATATGTATAGATGAAATAAACAAGACATTTGAACTTGAAATAATAAGATAATATGAGCGCTAGCAATTCGATATCACACCTACTTGAACAATTTCTTGAGTTAAACACAAACTCATTAGAAACGTTTAAAAAAATTAATGAAGCTATAACGACTGATAAAGAGACCGTTAGCATTGATCTTTTTGATACCAAAACTGGAAAAATGGAAACTATTCAAATACCTGCATTTGGTTATTTGAAAAGAGAAATTGATCGTTTAAATAAAAATGTTAGTTCTATTAGTGGACTTGAAGGTTCTAATGCAAATGTAAGATTAAAGGATGGTACTTTTAGAACTATCCATACTTCTAGATTAAAAGGACCATCTCCTTCTATAACATCTCTTACATCTCCTACTCAATTTTCAACTAAATTAAATGATTTTTTCGAAAACTTTTTAAATCCATTACTTACCGTTAATTTAGATGTAAGTGGACAAATACCCGTAGAGACGGAAAAGGTATATGTTGAAAGATACATATTTAATGAGAACGACTTGCCATCAATTACATCATTTGATGAAATTTATAAAGGTGGCAGCGAAATATCATATACTGATTTTAAAACGCGATTAAGTGGTAATAACTTCGTATATTACTTAGATTCGCAAGTTATTGATATGCCTATTAGAACTATTCAATATACTGGATTTTTTGATGTAGTTAAAATAGACAATGCCCAAAAGAATATTGTTATTGATGGAATAACTCAAACTAAAACAGTTAAATTATTCACACTTAATAAATTATCGTTTACTGATTCAACTAAAAGCCTTAAAGATACTGAAACATTAAAAACTGGAGATTCTGTTATTATAAACTCCGGTAATTATAGAACAAGATATAAAATTATTTCTATTGATTCTTCAACATCACAGGTAGAATTGCTATTGTTAGAAGGTTCTGAAGCTATTAAACTTGGAGTTAACCAACTTGGAATTTATAAGGATGTTGATACTGACATAAATATCGAAATTAACGTTGCATTTAATGAAAGACAGGTTATTTTTGTTAAACCAATAGACCCAGTTTCAAAAATACCTGCTGAAGATTTTTCACCAGGTGTTGGATTCTATTCTAATGATTTAGAAACAGTTGATGTTGCTGGTAATAAAATGAAATTGGCAGAATATTATAAAAATGAAGTTGCAGATTTTGGACAATTTCTTAAATCATTAAAAGTTGATTATATTCCACCTGCTGCTTCTGGAATAACGCCAACGCCTCCTGTTATCAATATTGAAAATTTTAAAGTTGTTCAAATTAATAAACATTTGACTGATAATACCGCAACTGATAAAATTAAACAGTTAAAGTCGGATAAATCAACAACAGAGCAATCATTAAAACAACTCGATGAATCTATTAAACAGAAAAAATCTTTAATTAATAGTAAAAAATTCGCGTCTCAAGCAGAAAGAGATACCAATAAAAATGAATTAAGCTCATTAGTTTCTCAAAGAGATTTAGAATCTAAACTTTTTTCTTCTATAGTTAGTGAGATTAAATCTTCTGCAGAATCTGCGGATTTACAAACAGCATCACCAAAATATAAGGCTAGAGGTTTTTGGTCAGTTCCAGAACCAAAAACAATTGGAAATCAAGTATCGCAGGAGGTTGTTCAGTTTAAGATTAGATACCGATATGCATCAACAACAGGAAAAACTTCAGAGGTTGACCAAATAAAATTCATAGATGCAACAAATCAAACAGAAAAAACAGCAGCTTTTTCAAATTGGGTAGAAGTTAGTGGACCTGTTAGAAAAAGAGAAATGGATTCTAGTGGTAAATTTGGCTGGGTTTTAGAAAGTGAAGAAGATGCTAATGCAGTAAACTTTAACTCTTTCGATATTGCAATTAATCCTGGTGAAGTTATTGAATTTATGATTAAATCAATTTCAGAAGCTGGATTCCCCGCGAATCCGCTAGAATCTGAATGGTCATCAATTCAAAAAATAGAGTTTCCACAAGCAGAAATTAATACAGATCCTTTGGGTAATGTTATTAAAAATAATGAACTTGATATTTTAAAGGTGCAAATTCAACAAAACTTAGAATCTGCAGGTGTATTTTCTCATGTTGGAGAATCTTTTACAGTTGGTAATCAAACATTTGCTCATAGCGCAAATACAATATCTTCAGGATTTATAACTGATAATCAATCACCGATTACTGTCTATGAAAAACTGTTAGCTCTTCAAAATGAAATTCTAGGGTTAAAAGGAGTTGTTGAAAAAACAACTGGAGAATTACTTGTAAGAATTATTGATGAAAATGGAAACGTTACACCAGTGACAAATAACACAACAGTCCAGTTGTTTGCGGGCTATTATAGTCAAGAGATTCCGACATTTAATGGAAAAGGATCTATAGTTACTAAAAACTTTAAAATTGAATTATCAAATACTAAAGCAACAGATCTTGAGTTAATCGCTAGAATTGTAGGAGATACAACGCAACCAGCTCCAGTTTCTTCAAGTAACGTGATGTTTGGACTTGGAACAGGAAGTGATTCAATTGATTCTGTTTATGGTAGCAACGCGTATTACACAACAGAAGCTAAATATGATTTAGTCCCGGTTGTTTATCAAAATATTAATAGTATTGATACAGACTATATTAATAATAGCCCGGAACAGTCTTCTCAATTAAAAGGACAATTTATCTACTCTAGATTTAGAAATATTGCAAATAGTGATAATCTATATGTAATTAATGAAGGGATCAATAAAGATGGAAATATTTATATTGGAACTGAAACAACACGGCCAGTAGGAAGCGCTGGTTTAAATAGTGCGTATGATAAATATGAATATGGAATCTCATATAATTTTGAAGGAATAAAAACATCAACAGACGGATCAAAAGACTTTTCGTCAGCTAACTTGAATACTACGAATCCAGTAGGTGCTTCATACTCCTACAGTAATTATAACTCAACTAGTCCAAATGATTTTATTTGGAATGGTACTTATAATCCTACCACTAAAATACCTCAAAAAATATATACATTTGCTATTGATTATAGCGAATATTCAAATGGTATTTATTTACACGTTGACCATCCTCTTTTAAAACTAAGTAGTTCAAATAACCAACCAGTATCCGGTCCTTCTGCATTACAAATTGCAAGTAATGGAATAATTGGCATGCCTAAAACCGCAACATTAAGAGCAGATGACATACATGGCAAAAAACAAACACCTCTTAGAATAATTAATACTATAAGCACAATTACTTCTGCAAAAAGTGTTCAAGGAATCAGACAAGCCGGTAAATCTGCCTTCTCTCCAGAAGATCAATACCTACTAGGAGGTCGATCATGTGGTTCTTTTCTTTACCTTTCTCCATTAAATACTACTTCATTATCGGTAGATGCTTCTAATAAGAGCGGTAAAAAATTAATTCCAGGAGGCAGTGCAAATGCAATATCAGTTGACTTAGTATTTCAATACCGAATGACTGATTATTATGGACCTTCAAATACAGGAACCGGTAGAATTGGAGGAGTATTAAATAACACGTTTACAAACTTAACCTACGCTAAAAAAATAGGGATTGATATACTTCAAAATGGTATTGATGAGTTTCAATTTGATGTTGAAGTTACTGCTAAATATAAAACTGAAGGCAGAAATGTTAATAATATTACAAGTACTATGTTATCAAGTTATGTAAATAATTATAGTAGCGGAACTGGTAGAAGAGGATATTTATCGAGTAATTCGTTTGATTTATCATTTCCAGATATTAATCAGTTTTAATAAATTACTTTTTTATATTGATTTATTATATGTGATATATAATATAAATAAAAAGAGGTTTCTTGCATGGCTACAATTAATACTAGCGCCGTAAACAATTCAATAGATAATAAGTCTTTTGCTCTATTAAGAACAAACCCTAAGTTGACGAGTAATGTAAAACTACTCGTCAACTCAGTCGGTGACTTATTTTTAAGTTCTTTTAGAGCAAACAATGAACTTTCTAAAATTGAATACCAAAAATACGAAGTTAAATCTAATGGAGTATATTCGATAGACATTGCGAATTTTTTTAAAAAAATTCCACTAACGCAAAGATATGAAACTCTTAGAAATTATTCAGATATTACAATTTTTTCTGAATATGAATTTCAATATGAAGATCAATATCATTATGGTGCAATCCAGAATACTACTAAAATTTATGATGAGCAATATAAGATATTTGCTCCGATTTGGCTTGAAAAACAAGTACCTTCTAAATTTGTAATTTATAGAATTGAGGATGTTGATTATAAAAATGAGTATACAGAAGATACTACCGGGCAGAATTCTAGGATTTTAGAGCTTCTTAAAAACGCTACTATAATTAAAACCTTTGATTTAAGTAAATCTTCAAAAATTGGAGAATATTTAAACAATCATATTAATGATAAAAGATTTCCAAGCTCAGCATTAACTATAAATTTTAAAGAATCTTCTCAATCTTCTTTTAATGGAATTGATATAGTTAATGGTGGATTTGTATCTAAGTCTGAACAACTAGATAGAGACTATATACAGGTTGACAATCCTGAAATTTTTAGCAATCAAACAATTACTAATGGATTTGAAAGAAATGGAATTATATCTGCAAATATAGTTAACTTAGAATTTTTATTTGACGATACTACCGCTGAAAATTATAAAATATATAGGTATTTTGGAATTTATGCCGATGATATTGATGAAGGCGTTTTTAGTTCATTAGAATTAGATTCTAAAGGCGAATTAAATATTGACTGTAATAGTTATAAAACATTTCTTAATTTAACAGGCACTTCGATACAAGATATTGAGATATTTCCGGAAACTCAACAATTTCAAATTCCAACAATTCAATATGTTAAAGACAAATCTGGAGTTTTTTATAATATAAAAGATTCATCTTTAAAAACTATTAGAAATATAATAGAGGCCGAGCCAACTGTGTTTAATGTGACTAATAGCGGTTCAAAGGGGTATATTATAAATGGACAATCTAATTGGATTAATCGACCAATAACTGTGATAAAAGAACAGACTTATATATTTAATGTACAGGCAGTTGGCCATCCATTTTGTATAAAAACAACTCCAGGAGTAGGATTTGAAAATCAATATAATGATGGAGTTACTGGTAATGTTACAGATATTAATACAATAGTTTTTAATGTACGAAACGATGCCCCACCTATTCTTTATTACAATAGTGGATTACATGATAGTATGTCTGGAACAATAACTGTGCTAGAAAGAGCAGAACCCCGTCAAAATTTACTATATAAATTATTAATATCTACAAACAATAATAGTATTGATTCTTTTGCAGGGTATGCTAAGAATGGTAAAAAAATAACTGCAGAATTAAAAGAACCAAGTTATAAAGGATTTATTAAGATAACGGTAAAAGGAGTTCCAAGTACTAATGATAGAATTTTTATTGGTGATAAAACTGAAATTAAAATTTCTAACAATAACTTGGGTGATTATTTAATTATTGCAGACTCTTTAATTCCACCTGCAAGGGCTGTTGATAATAAATTTTCAAATCAAGGAAGTTTACAACAAATAGCAATTGCAATTGCTTCGGCAATTAATAATGGAGAGATTGTAACTTATAAAACTAAAGTAATAGACACTTCAATAATTATTGAAGAAATCGTTGCGGGAAATAGGAGAAGACAAACTGCGTTTGGAGTTTATAAAAATAATTTAGAAGATTTTATTGATATTAATGATGCTGAATTTAATAAAAGTGGTCTAATTCCTAGCATTGAAGTTGATTGGAATACATGGACTACTATTTCTGGCTCAATAGAAGGTCAATCAATTCTTGTTAAATCTTCAGAAATTGGAAATCTTCAAGTTGGAGAATATTTAAAACAAAAAGATTCTAATAAATTTATTAAGATAATAGAGATTAATCAGGACCCATTCGATAATAATTATTTTCGAGTAGTATTAAATGGTGTTTCAAAAATAGCAAATGATAAAGTTTTTGAGGTTTATGAAGAATATAAAACAATTCATGGTAAATTTGCCGCGTATGACTTTAAAGATTTTGATTTTGATTTTTATTCAACAAGAAACTCAGATTTAGGAGACCTTGCGTATGATTTTTATAAAAATCCTGAATACGGCAAAAAAAATAAATTGGATGAGATTATAGACACAAATGCATCTAAACATTTATCAGTCGATGCTCCATTATTTTACTCGGGTCTTAGAGATATTTTATCTACTGAAACTGCAGAAACCGTTGTTAAAAATCAACTCTTAAATGAATATGACCGTCTTAAAGAAAATAATCTTAAAGAAACTGCTCTTTTAAGTAGAGTTGTTCCAACTATTTGTAAATATGAGCTTAAAAACTCGTCTAATGCTAGAAATTTGCCATATATTTTAAATGTTAATGAAGCATTTGGAGATGATAATTTATCGCCAAATATAGAATCGGATTCAAAGAGAGATGTTGAATTTTTAAACATGGAGCATTTTCATTTGAATCGTATCCCAATAGAAACACAAAATACTAAAAACAACTTAAATAATTATTTAGATTTTGCAAGCGATGGCGGGTTAACCCTTGATAAATTAAAAAATATTGAATTTAATTTTTTTGAAAGTCATTTTAATTGGACTGGATATTTAGATAATCAAGTTTGGAATTATAATAAATCAAAAAAACTATACTCTAAGTTTGATATCGGTAATTTTGAAAAAAATTCATCGGCGGTTTTTAGGGGTCTTAGATACATTTTTCAAAAAAGAAAAGAAGTAACAAATCCTATTCCAACTGAGTTTTTAAAAGGAGTCGATATTAGTGATTATAAATTTGGATCGTATCTTTCTTATAACACATCAACTGATATTATAAAAAATTCGGTTGTATTTAACTGTATTAAAAATGACAAGTTTAAATTTATTTGCATTAATATTGAGTTGACCGTTGTTAAAAATGATATAGAAGAAAATGAACTAAATAGGTATTTATTATATACTTTAAAAGATATACATTTAAGTCCTGGACCTGAATATGACCCATATTACAATCCTAGAATTATCGATACTAAAATTCCTTTCTTAATTGATTTTGATGGAGCTGAGCCAACCGCAGACAAAGATACTCAATTTATTATTAATGCTGCGCAAATTTCAATTTTAGCAGGTGATGCTAAATTTACAGAATTTGTTAAACGAGATTCAACTGGAAGCTATTCATGGATATATTTTGATTATGCTAAAACAACCTATGCGTTAAAAATACTGGATGTTATTGATGATACTTCAATTATAGTAAGTGGATGGCCTTATAAATTTGATAAAAAAACAGGTGAAGCTGATGATAATTCTAGAATCTCCGATAATAATCTTTCTATTGTTTCACCTAGTGGACCATTTTATTATTATAGGGGAGGAGAAAATGAATTTGCTAATTTATTAGATTCAATTAGCGCATATAAGTATGCAGAAAGATTAAATTCTTTTGGGCAAGTTAACTATGTTACAATTGCAGAAGATGGAACAGAAACAGAAAATGATTTTGTTCTTTCAGTAGAATCTGGAATTGATGTTGTTAAGCCATCGATTGTAATATCTAATGATGATCCGGATAGGCCAAAGGCATTTAAAATATATTCAAATAAAATTGGAAATATTATAGAAAAAAGAGAAGATGGAGGATACGCTACTATTTTAAGAAGGATGAATGGCGATTATAATCCTCTTTTTAATGATATTGTAACATTTTCTGATATTTATTCAGATAGAAAAATATTAAATGGAACTGATGACTTAATTTTTTCTAATATTATCTATAATTTTTATAATGGAAAGGGAATTGCGTTTGATTCTTTTAAAGAAAATACAGATAAATATGGAGTTATTAGTAATTATTTTTATCATAAAGTTAATGAGAAAGACTCTAAAAATGTATTAAAACTTTCACAAACTACGGATAAATTGCCATTATACCCTTTAATTGGTGAGATTGCTATTGATAAAAAAGAGATTAATGTTTTTAAATCAAAATATGCAAAAGATTATTTTACAAGATCGCTAAGTATTGGAGAGTCTTTTTTAACAAATGGGACTTTGAGTCCGGTGGAAAAGAAAGCCTTTATGACTTCAACTATTATGAAAGTTAAAGATTCTTACGAAATAACAAGCTACACAAATACTAAAGAGAATTCATTAGAAAAATTAGATAAAATAAGATATACTAAATCAAATATATCGGCGATACATTGGTTTGAAGATGATTCACAGGTTATTGCAGATTTTTATTTATATTCTGCAATATTAAATGAATTAATTGAAGATGGAATTAAAACGCATTTTAAAAAATATATTAAAGCCGTAGATTCTTATGGCGATAAATCATCGATTGATGATGATTTACAAGTATATTCTAAATCAAATATATCAAATAGATTTATTATAGATTCAATTAAGATATATGGTATTGAAAACAAAGGAGTTGAAACAGAATTTGTTTCAATTACTCAAGCCTCTCAATTAACTGATGATAATTTTCAAGAATTAACCAATTTTAACATTCAGAGTTATCAAAATGATGGTTTAGGTTTTAGATTAATATATAATAAAAAACTTGGATATTCAAACCATTTTAAAATACTTATTAAAATACAAGCATAATTATGGCTATTGATATAAAAGAACTTTTCGTAACAGATCTGGATCCAACCGGTAACTACTGGTGGTCTAAAGATAAAGTTGACAAGATTAATTACAATTTTATACAGCTTTCAAATGGAGGAATGATAGGACCTCAGGGAAGTATTGGTGTTGATGGTATTACTGGCGTTAAAGGTTCTCAAGGAAACAATGGAGAAATAGGTAATCAAGGAGCTCAAGGTCCTCAAGGTAAGATTGATATAAATGAATGGGAATATTTTCCAGAGAGTAATGGCCTACCAGGATATTTATTTCCTAGAAAAAACCCACCAAATACAATTCAATCATCTACGGTTTCTTTAAAAATAGGTGAGCGTGAACAAGAGGTTCTTGATTCCGAAGATACAGATCCTGCTCAAATAGTAACAACAAACCCTATTCCCGATGCTCCTAGCGTTAATTTAAGAGTTGAACATAATGGTTCACCTTACGGTTATAATTTTGAATTTTTAAATCAAATAATTTTAAATGAGCAACAGGAGCCCATTAGTATTGCCAGTAATTTGCGAATTTTTCCGGGAATGTCTGGTGATGATTTAAACGTTATTTTTACAGCACAAAAAATATTAATAAACACAAGTAGCATCAATACTCAAAATATTATTAGTATCGATAGTTCTTTGATTAAAATTGGTAATATATCAGATGTTAATTCTAGTATATTTAATTTGGGAAAAGAAAATGATGTGAATGGATATGCAAAGTCAAAAAGTGTTTTAGAATATAAACCCGATAGTACTAATGATATTACTAACGATATTCTATTATCGGCAAATGAAGATGGCGATCTTATTTGGAGACCTACTGGATATGTTTTCGGATTATTTCCAATTGGTTCTATAATTTCAATTAGAGAAGAAGAATTTAATGAAGATAATTTTTATCTAGACGGATCGATAGATGTAATAGAAGGTTCACCCTTAAATAATATATATGGAAGAGGCAAGGTAGGTACTGATTTTGAAGGATGGTATTTATGTAATGGAGAAACATGGATGAGTAAACCCGCGCAAAGATTAACAAAAACGTATTTAACGCCGAATCTAAATAACTTTTATTATACTACAGCAGGGGATAAAATTACTCAAGTTGAAGTTTTTTCACCTTTTAATGATAGGATAGTTATCGGAGCATATGATTTATCAATGAATGCAAATCCTGATAAAGATGGAAAGTATCGAATACTTGATGATACATCATATGCAGATAATGATACCACGCTAAGTACATTTAGCATTGATACTTCGCAGGATGCTGTTAATTTGTGTGAAAGTAAGATGATTCATATAGTTTACTTAGAAGATTCAACGTTGACATGGCAAAATAATGTAGTAGCACCAATTCCGCCAACAACACCAACAATAATAACGTCGCCAGTAACCAACATAGTTTTTGGAGATACTAACACTGCCGCATCTGGTGGAAATATAGTCACTGATGGACGTTCTCCAATAACCAAAAAAGGAATTGTTTGGAGTGGAGTTAAAGATCCAACTATATCATTGGTCGATACAATGACTGATAATGGTAGTGGAGATGCACCATTTACGAGCCAATTGACAGGGTTATCTCAAGGAAAGAAATACTATGTAAGAGCTTATGCTATTAACAAAGAAGGAATATCTTATGGTGAAAATCAATCATTTACTGTTCCATTAAGTACGGTGAAAATAGGAACTCAAGATTGGACAAAGAAAAATCTTGATATTGACTCATATACTGATGGCACCTCTATTCCGGAATATATAGGACCAACTGTGCCGTCCAGCCAAACTGACCCATGGAATAATCTTAAAACAGGAGCTTGGTGCTATCCTCAAAACTATTCAGAAAATGGCCCAATTTTTGGTAAACTTTACAATTGGTATGCTATTATGGGTATTTGGCAGGAAGAGGTTAATAGTTTAATCCCAACCTCTGCTGAATTAGCTGCAAGGAAACAATTTGCTCCGGATGGGTATCATGTTCCTGTAAACGCGGAATGGAAAACTCTTCGAAAGTTTTTAAACGGGGGTATTGAACAAGATGATGGAGCCAATTTGATACAAGTAGTGGAGGCCGGATATAAAGCTGGTAATCAGTTAAAATCAACAATGAATATAAAAGATTGCGGTTTTGGTCGGGATACACCAATATGGAATGACAGCGCTCAGATAGCAACTGATAGATTCGGGTTTGGAGCAGTGCCAGCTGGAATGCGTACAGGCGGTATTGTGTCTATCGATGTTGATAAAAGATTTTATTTTAGCCCTGAATTTAATCGAACCCAAAACTGTTATAAACAGAGTGGCTACGCTGCAAATTGGATGAGCGCTGATGCGGGACAGGGTTTTCAACAACAGCCTGGTAAAGGTTATATCTACTCCCCATATATAAACGGTGGTAGAGACATTCTCTATATTGCAACCCAAGCGATTAGTGCTGGACTTTCAGTTCGATTAATAAAAGATTAAATATCGGTAGTGTAAATATATACTTTAATAAATAACATAAAAAATATATAAGTTAAATATATAAATAAAAATGACAATCAACCTTAAGCAAATATCGATATTAGACAATAATAATATAATTCTGGACAAAATTAATTATAATTTTGACCAGTTAATTACTAATGGAGGAGGTCCAAAAGGATATATAGGAACAAATGGACTTACAGGTCCTCAAGGATTTCAAGGCACTAAAGGTGCTCAAGGTGCTCAAGGTGCTACAGGTGCTCAAGGTGGTGAAACTAGTTCAGCAGATTCTTTTTGGACATCTAGACCATCCATTCCTCTTGCCGGAAAAAAGGCAACATTATTTCCAAAAAATAGTGACGATGCTGATTTAGAATATTTTTCAATTGTTACTGCAGGATATACATCAACCAACCCCGACACTCAATATAATTCCCAGCAGAGTACTGATACTGGACTTCCAATATACCAATGGGTTGTAAATAGAAAAGATAATGTTTTATCTAATATAAGTTTTAATGCTAAATCAGTTAAAAATACATTTAATATTAAGATGTGTAATTCTGAATGTAATTCTTTTAAAGAACTACATTTAGAATTTAAAAGCGATGAAGCATCTGGCGAACCATCACCTACTCAATTAACAATAGAGTCTGATGAATTTGAAATCAATAGTACAGTAGATGGAAGCATTTTATTAAAAACTGATATTAGCGAAACCGGTACCACAGGAGAAATACGGACTAATTCCACTTTTGAAGATACTGTTAGATTTAATAAAAAATTAAGTCTTAAAAATCCCGAAGCAGGATTAGATAAAGTTGTAACGTCAGTTGATGATACTGGTCTTTTGACTTTTAAATCACCATCATATTTTGGAGGTTTTATTAGAATAGGTACTGTTATTTCAATATTACCTTCAATATATTTTCTTTCTGGTAAGTTTATTATGTATCAAGATATAGACGCAGGTGTTGGCAAACCGGATGAGAATATACCACTAAAGATAAGAATTGGAGCTGGAATAGATGAATATACAGGTTGGTATATTTGTAATGGAGAGGAATGGACTAATGGAAACACTTCTTTTGATGCTCCAGATACTAATGGCTTTAAATATACAATTTTCGCAAATCCAGTTACAACAGATCCCTATAGCCAAGGGTTTAAAAGAAAGAACAGCAGTGGAACACGATTAATTGGAGGTGCTGATTTTTTATTAAATGCAGAAGTTGTAGGAACATCACCAACCCAGTATAATATTACTAATGAGACTTCAATAACTGAAAGTACTTTTAATAGTTCTAGCTATGGAACAATAATATACCAAGTCAAAAAACTTCCTCAAATTATTTATTTAGGAGCTGGTGATTTATGGTGGTCACAGTTAGGAACCGGACAACTTGTTTCAGGTGATTATTCAGCTAGTGATTATAAGATTTCAGATTACCGAACAATCCCATAAAAATAAAAAATAAAAATTTAAACTATGCCAACATACCAAGAAGTAATGGACACAATCGAGGAGAATTTAGCCACAGGTTCTCAAATAACAGCAGCTTTACATCAAGAAGTTGAAATGACTCTATTAGCATATGCAAAACAAATTGCAGAAAGTCAATGGAAGACTGGAGACATAAAAATGATTGATTGTACTGATGCATATATAAGCGCCAACTTTGAATCCACCGGAAATTTCATTGGAAGGGGAAAGAACAATTCAGACCGAGAGGGATGGGCTATCTGCAATGGTTTAAATGGTACAGTAAACCGAACCGGTCGTGTTCCTATTGGATGGGGAACAGCTACAGCTACAGATCTCAATAATACTAGTATTACTCAATCAAAGATGAAAAATACTGATAATTCTCCAGTTACCCTCGGTACAAAAGAGCACACGTTGGGGACTTCAGAAATACCTGCGCATAGTCATGGCTTTCCAGGAGAAAAGGACTTAGGTCCTTTTGATAATAAAGATGGGTGGAAAAATGAAACTCTTGTATCTGGTACCACAACCCCAATAAATTATGATGTTCCTGCTAGCACCAATCAAGGCGGAAAAATTTACAAAACAACCTCAATTGGAAGTGGTCAACCACACAATAATATGCAGCCATCTATAGTTACCCTATTTATTCAAAAAATAACTTTTCCATATACTTCTTAAAAATTAAAATATATAATCTAAATATAGATAGATATGCCAATTACCTTTAAACACATAAACATCCTAGATTCTGATCAGATTAAAATTGATGCAATCAATTATAATTTTGATCAACTTGTCGCAAATGGTGGAGGACCCCGAGGACCTCAAGGTAGTATTGGACAGAGTGGACCTCAAGGAATAACAGGATACCAAGGATCCCGGGGTCTAGCTGGGACCCTTGGAAATCAAGGACCTGCATCTCCAGCAAATGTCAGTTATTGGAAACAAATCGCGGCACAACCTGATAAAATCAATGCTGTAACTCTAGTACCTATTCACACGACAGGGGATCAATGGGCACCAGTTATAAATATTGGACATTTAGAAAGCGATGATGAATACAAGAACAAGCAGGCGCTAATTGATGGTAAAACCCCGTATCAATGGGTTATTTACAGAAAAAGCCATGTAGTTTCTAATTTAAGATTTAAAAATCAGGCAACACCAGACCACTCATATGATTTTAAATTGGATAAACCAAGAGGAAACGATGTAGCAGATGGGTTAACAATGAGATTTATTGATACTTCCGGTGGTGGATTACCTAAAAAAACCGCCACTAGCATCGATTCTAATAAAACTACATTTAAGAGCTCAAGTATTGGAGAAGATAATTTTAATATAAGTCCTCAAGGTGCTGAATTTAAAGTCAAAACCGAATTTAATCTTCCAGTTAATATTAAAGGAAACTTAATTATTGAAAATGCAGGAGCGAAGACGAATAGTATTATAATTTCTCAAAATAATGATGGACTTGTTAAATTTAAACAAATTAATGAACTTTTAGGTAATGTTCCAGGTGGAGCAATTGTTTCGATTCAGAGTGAGATTTTTGGTTATACTAATAATTTTATAAGTGAAGAATCAGTAAGTGTAACGGATAATACTTCATTAAAAATAACTGTTGGGAAAGGGATTGGAGATTACACAGGATGGTATCTATGTAATGGAAAAGAATGGAAAAATGATGATGATGATATTACGTATCAAGTTCCGATGCTAGGAAACTTTAAAATTAATATTGAAGAAGACCCTAATTCAAAACTTCCAAATAGCCAAGGAACTGTTGATATAGATACTGATAGTAAGCACATAAATGGAGGTTCAACAACAGGAACAGTATCAAGTTTTGTTTCAAATCTAGAGACCGGTTCTAAAATATATAATGTTACTAGCGAAGTTAATACGGGTGATTCTTTAACAAATTTGAATTGTGGGTTAAACCTACCAAATGGAACATCATATAAGATTAAAAAACTTCCTCAAATTATTTATTTAGGGAGAAATGATTTATATTGGTCAGATAAAGGAACTGGACAGAATCCTGTTGTAGGATTAACATTTAATTTAATAGATATAAATACGAGCCCATCGAAATTAACTTCAAATCCTTACTTTTTAGGTACTGTAATTGACAAGTCTGCTGATGCTTCCTATTCAGTTGCATATGAAGTAGTTGCACCTAGTGGGTATTGGTGGTCAACTATTCCACCTACATCAAGTATTACTGGAGTTCCATCATGGGCTACAATTAGTAGTATAACCCCGGTAGGCACTGGAGCAAATCCAACTAAAATTAGTATATTAATTGCAGTAAGCGATCATCCGGATGGTAATGGGAATATTGTAAATTTAGGTATTAACACGCTTAATTCTATTGTTCTTTTTACTATTCCTATTAATTTTGTTAGAGTAGACTCCGAATTTGTAACATGCGACACTGCACTATCAACAAATATAACATATAATTTTCAAACGGGATATACCTTTCAATTGGTTTATACTGCTAAAGAAGGATATGAATTCAAAGAAACCACTCCACCTATACTAACAAGTAGTTCTCAATATATGACAATTACAGGTTCATCTGTAAGTAATTTAGGAGAAACATTAACAATATTTATTAAGGTAGAAGGAATTCCAAATATAGGATATCCAACGAAGATAGATTACGAATTCGATTTAAAGCTTTTTGCAATTCCTCCTACAGTTACCATAGGTACCCAAACGTGGACAACCAAAAACTTAAATGTTACAACATATAGAGATGGCACCCGAATACCTCAACACAAAGGTAATGCCGAAGATTGGGCAAAGCTTAAAACAGGAGCTTGGTGCTGGTATAATCAGGACTTTGCACATGGGAAAGTTTATGGAAGAATGTACAATTGGTACGCTGTGATGGGGATCCATGAAGATGAAAGTGCAAAAGAAAAAAGTTTACCCCTAGAGCAAAGAGAATTATACATGACATTCACTCGTTTTAATGAAAGGAAAATATTGGCTCCATTAGGCTACCATGTGCCTTCACAAAGGGAATGGAGTAGACTAATCACCCATTTATCAGCGGGATCATCCGCTGAATACTTAGGCGTCGGGGTCGGTGATAAATTAAAATCAACAGGTATTGGGGATACAATAGGACTATGGAATCCCCAAGCAACTAAAGCAACTAATGAGACTGGTTTTACAGCCCTTCCAGGTGGTTTAACCGAAGAAACAGAAACACCTTACAGGCTCAGTGGGATACTATTTTACAAGAAGACTATAGAATTCTGGCGTGCCGGAAAAAGTTGCAAATTCTGGGCTAAAGAACAAATAAAAGGTACTGAATATACCTACAGCCCCTTTGGGACCGATGGTTACCCTAAGAATTTAGGCGTAAGCCTTACTAACAACAGTTCTGATGTCAAAATTAATTCCGCATTTGCTCTGATGTACCCGTGGGAAGGTGCATATGTAAGATTAGTACAAGATAAAGATTTACCGTTGCCCATCACCCTCACAATCAAACCTGGAAAAATCATTATAGTACCCCATAATACATCACCTCATGTTATTCAATATACAGTACCATTAGATTTTACTGGCGGTGTTATGTTATTTATTCATAAACGGCATAATCCTGGGGCATTCACCACTTTGTCCCATCCAGCCGGTGAATCTAAGTTTGAGATTATTCATGCTGGATATAAAAAAGCGACCTCCATTAGTGAACCAGGACGAAGGAAAGGGTATTTCACAAACGCAGGTCCATTTGATAATCGAGGGTCTCATAATGATGATGTTCAACAATTACGGCAAACAGAATACACCTTTAATTACGTAAATGCTGATGGCGACCAAAATCAATGGCATTATGGGGCCCCGACAGATAGTTCGAGTGGAGCAGATAATGATCGAGTGTTGAGTTTGCCTCTTGAGAGTGCTGAATTATTAGCAGAAACTGGAATAATTAACCCAGCCAATGGTATACCCGTTATGTACGACGCTCCGGAAAAGGGTAAGTACCCTTTTCTAGATTTTGTTGCCAAAGACAATCTAAGATTGTATGGTAACTATTATGATACTGTGGAAAAGAACCTGCAGGCCATATACCGGTACTTCAGTAATCCCCAGAAAATTGCAGTGTGGTGGAAATATACTGCAGCCGATTATGCAGTAAATCCTAATGCTGTTATTAGAATCACTTCTGGAGGACATGATGATACTAGCAATAGTATTACAAATTGCCCATTTATATACATGTATGATAAGACTTATGTACCGCCGCCGCCGCCAAATCCGCCGCCGGTAATTGTAACTCCACCACCACCGGAGAATGTAGTTCTTAAGGTAGGTGATGCGTATGGAGGTGGAACAATTGGATATATCTTCAATCCTTCTCAAGGTTATGACTATGGGTTTACGGATAATAAACAACATGGATTTATTGTATCAGGTGAGCTTGCCCCGGCCGGAGCACCGTGGGGATGCCCTACGTTGGATATAGGAGGCGGCGGCGCTGGCCAACTAAACGAAAATAATCGAGTGATGACACGTGATGGGTTTGGTTACGGCCGAAAAAACACCGAAGCCATAGTAAAAAACTGTCCAGATGCGAATGGAGCTGCAAGACTTTGTGCAGATTATAGTGTGCCATATACGGTGATAGAAAATGGACAGGCTGTACTTAAGACTTATAATGATTGGTTCTTGCCAAGTAGATATGAACTAAAAGAAATTTTAGACAATGCCTGGAATATTCCATCATTTGAAAATCTTCCCCGTATATCTGGCGACGGCACCGGGTTCGACGACTATTTTTATTGGTGGTCCTCAACCCAAAACCCTACTGATAAACTGGAGGCACATGCTCCCAGTAGCTATAACCACAATTACTATGCCACTACTACTTTAACTATGGCCTATGACGACGGCTTCGGGAATCTAAAAACTAAACTCTGTAGAGTTCGTGCGGTTAGAGTTTTTTAATAATATTAATAGCGCATAATATTTAATTATGTCTTTTATAAATTGGTTTAATAAAATTGTTAAATGTATAGAGTACTAAATAAATTAACTTTAAGGTGACAGATTGGAGAAATGTAATAGATAGTAAAAATTAAATAGTGTGCGAAAAGTACACTAATAAAACTAAGATAAATATAAAATAATTATGACTGACTTTAAAAAATACATACCGACAAACTGGAGTGCTATTCAATTTATAATCTTAATAGTTCTTGTTTTTATATTAACATACCAATGTGATAGAAATTCAACTCTCAAACAGGATGCTAAATCTGCACAAAAGATTGCAACCAGAAATTATAATAATCTTAAAGCATCTCAAGACACTATTAAATTTGAAAGAAATAAGAATGGTGAATTAGTTGCTATTAAACTAGGCTATGAGTTTGATATTAACACTTTAACCATTGAAAATAAGAAAGTTATTGCAGAGTATCAAAAAGCCCTCGGTCTTAATAAAGACCTTAAAGGTGTAAATTCTCTACTAAGAGCCGAAATTAAAGTAAAAGATTCTATTATTAATGCCCAAAGTTCAGTTGTTCAAACAAGTGATTCAACTGCGACAGTATCGATTAGTA